CATGATGGCGATCGACTTCGGGAAGACCTAGAAATGCAGAGATAAGATACTCATTCCAACTGATCACTGCTTGTTGAATAAGATCAGATGCCTGTTCCTCCGAATGCTGTTCTTCTTCCAATGAATCTTCCGATTTATTCTCTTCTTGATCCATAAAAAACAATATAGTTGACATAATTCTTTTTATTTGCTTTAAGTGGATGGTCAATCTTACTCTTCCATGACAAACCATTTAATCGTCTGCGTGGTCTTGTTAATTTTACCGATCATATGTCCATTTGAATTAATAATGGTATTCCCTTGTATCCATAGCGGCTCTTTTGTATGGGTCGCTTTTATTTTTTCAACGGTGATCGGGTGAGTATCCATAAATACATTCATTCGCTGATTACGATGAAAGGTGCAGAACTCGGATTGATAGGCAACCGGTTTTCGACAGAAGGATGTGATTTTATCATGCTGAACATATGCACGACATTGTAGTGATTCGTTGGATGAATCCATCATCATAATTTTAAGGGAATCCGATCGAGGAAGAACCCTTTTTTGAAGTTCTCGTTCAGAGACATCTAATCGCCTAGCAAGTTCTCCAATAAACTTTCTCGATTGAGCCATGAGAATGGACTCAAAATTTTCCCATAGAATGCGAGGGACTTTGTATTCAACAAACTCTTTGGATGAAGTCCTCTTTTCTTCTTGATCCATTGGAACAGTAAAGAAGACACACCTTTGTATCCCCTCTTTACCGTATTTCAATTTTTTCACGACCTTTATCGTCTTTTATGGTATCGCCTTTTATAGGTTTTCTTTGGATAGGATCTTCGGATACGATGTTTTACTGTGCTTCTTTTACTTCGAGTATGTATGCGTGGTGGCAAAGAAGAGGAGGGAGAAGATGAAGAGAATGTATTAAAAAACTGTTGAATGCGTTGTTTGATATCACGAAGACGATTTGAATCAATAAAATTAAAGAGATAAAATTTCACATAATACTTTTCAGGGTGATGAATGTCTCGTCCATCCATATGTAAAAAATGTATATTTCCAATTAATTGACCATCCGATGATGTAATTGTTACGTCTTTTTTCCCCTTTGTCTGGTATACTGCGGTATGAGAAGGGGAAGAAATGGCTTCGATAAATTTATTCTCGTCCGATGAATGGCGAAAACGAAAGTGTGTCCCTTTTGCGGGTTCAATTCTTCTTCGTATTGATTCTGGAAGTTTTCCGTCGTAGATCACAAGTTGTCCTGCCATTCTCCCATCTCCCTGACCCTGATTCCATCCATTTTCATGGTTTGATGAAGAGGACGAGGACGAGGACGAGGAAGAGGAAGAAGAGGAAGAAGAAGCCGGTGAGATCGCTTCATTTAACTTGCGATGTTCTATTTCTCTCTTTTTTTCATCCTTAAGAGCACGATTTAATAAAGAATTTTCCGTTGTCTCGTCTCTTTTCTGTATTGGTTTTGATTCCGATTCGGATTCAGAATCCGATTCAACATCTGTATCCTTTGAGTTTGATAATTCCATATTTTTCCGCCGATCTTGAATGACACGACGCATCTCTTTCCATGCCTCTTTACGCCTCAAAAGTTTATCGCTGGTATCACGAGGATAAATAACGGGATTGGATCGTTTATGAAACTCCTCCATTCTAGTTATAAGTAATAAATGACTTCCATAGAGATTGATCTACCTTTTCCTTCTGCTACATCCTCCATTCGCCGTTCTTTGGAACTATTTTCGTCCATGTTAACGGATGGTATTTTATATTTGGGATATGGAATTGCGATTCTTTCGATCCTTAAATTTATCATTCACCAAGTAAATGGATTTACTACAGAATCATATTTGGGGCCCAGCACTTTGGAAGATCCTTCATTCCTCCGCCGAACGTATCGGGACAAAATCCCTACACCGCCTTCCCCAAGAAGAACGCCGTTTATGGTCCAATCTACTAAGCAACCTACGATACTCCCTGCCATGTCCGCAATGTAAGAAACATTATCAATCTTATTATACAACAAAACCTATTTCAACTTTTACCAAAGAAGAAATCCGCATGTGGTTATATCATTTACATCAATCGGTGAATCATAGAAATGGCAAACCGGATACCATAACTCCAGAGGAATTGGAGACTATTTATAGTGCACCCTTTTGCTTATCGGAGTTACTAAAGAGTATTATACCTCAATTCCGGATTGGACTACAAAGGGGATGGACTTCCAGAGAGGATCTCATGAAAACATTTCGTGACTTAGAAGAAATAAAACGATTCTATGATTTCTTTTAACTTACCGTTTTGGCATTTGGCTCTCGGGTACAGGAAGACATGCAACGGGTCGATTCGAGATCGCACTCGGTGGAAGGAGACGATTGGCAACACCAAATAGATCCGACAAACGGTCTTGACCAATGGCACTTAGTGCCAGATACCAGAAATATCCCGCGGATCCATATCCTACAACACCTATAATATATCCTAACCAATTCTCACAACCCGTTCGATATCTTGATAATAGAATGAAAATGGATACCGCAATGATAGAAGCCAAAGAAACAATTGCCTGTGTTTTACGATAACTTGCTTTTTGACCAATTTCTTTCACCTGTTTTTCGGTAATTTCAACCGAAGTGCCTGGTTCTGGATTTCTGAGAAGGAGTTTGACCGCATTATGGATCATGTATCCAATAAAAAAGGATACCATAGCAATCCATTGGCTAATGAAATGATAGGACTCCTTGGAATTAGATAGAAAGGGAATCAAGACGCTACAGACATCCATTGTTTTCGATTGGAGACTGTCGGGTAGAAAGGAAACGAGGAGACCATCAAGAAAGAGATTCACAAAAGGGACTGCTACCAGAAATCCAGTAAGGAAAAAAAGCATAGCATAATTTGCCGTGAATAAACCGAGAATAAATAGTGTTCCTGCCAATGATAATGGTAAATTCTGTAGACCACTGTATAAAAAGATACGTATGTCTGATATAACCGCCTGTAAACTATCCATGGAAGGGTAGATCTCTAATTACTTGGAATGATTTTCCTACCTTGATCGCTCATCTGAAGATGTTTTTATTCCACAGATGCGCATTTCTCTTTTGAGTCGGACAATTTCTTCTTCTAATTCAAGGTTAATCTGTTTTTCCCGTTCAAGGCGATTCATGTCTTCCTTCTGTAGTTGCTTATGATGATACGCAGTATATATCCATGTACCTATACATCCCATTCCAAAGGGAATGACAGAGGTAGCGACAGACATTCCTTTTTAGGAGGAAGAAGAACCGGTTGGGCTACAGACGTAAATCGGAGAACCGGTTTGATCACGTTGAACCATGTAGGGTAATCCTAGGAAATTAACGGATTCTATACCAAATAGGGAGCGATTGACAAAGTAGAAGATTAAACCTACAATAAAGGAAAGAATGAGTGAAATCATAATTTCACTAAACGATTCACATCCAATCGATCGAGCAATAACAAAGGCAAGAAGAAAGGCACCAATAAATGAATAGGCCACCGTGCTTCTTGTAGACCATTCTCTTCCCATTTCATCCATGGTCGGAGCAAACTCACTCGTAGATAATCCAAGATAAGTGGCAATGGCTCCAATCGAGAATACACTATAAGAAGGGTAGGCCTCATGCGAAAAGATACGTTGATATTGATATTGTGGTGTTTTGTATCCCGCTCGACAGGCCATTGGCATAGAGGACCGGGAAGGTCCTACAGATTGCGAAAAGATCCATGAAATCAAACGATGAGACCCAATCATTTCCATTAAAAAGATGGAAAATACACCAATTGCAAGATGATGTGTAAGAAAATACAGTAATAATGAACCAAACAGAATCGAATCTGGAATAAGAGAATGAATCTCTAATACAGACTTTAATAGGGTCTGTGGTAATTGAATCAGTTGTTCCCCAAGTGACATGCTCTATCTTTTCCCTATATAAACGATTTATCGTATCTTATAAGGTAAAGATAAAGACAGATATCTGTCGATTCATTTTAGGGGTAGATTGATATGGGTATTCCATCATATTATCGTAAATTGGCACGTTCCTGTCCACGATTGGTTCAAAAAAGTCGGCCGGATGATGGAAAGCGTATTCAGTGGTTTTTTATGGATTTTAATTGTTTAATTTATCACTGTCTGTATCGTCCTGGTGCTCCTGCATACCCTGTGGAAGCAGATCATAATAAGGAAATGAAGGAAAAATGGGAAGCAGACTTTATTGAAACGATTCTGGAATATACATTAAGTGTGATTCGTGAAGTCAAGCCCGAGAAGGGGGTCTATCTCGCCATTGACGGTGTAGTACCTATGGCAAAAATGCGTCAACAGCGACTGAGGCGCTTTAAGTCCTCGTGGATGAAAAGAGCCAATGTAGGAGATCGACGATCGGAAGAAAAGGATCCATCCATTGGATCTTGGAATACGAATGCGATTACACCTGGAACTGCCTTTATGGATCAATTGCATAAGGCACTTGTTATGCTTTTTACAGAGCATGGAAAATCGAATTGGAAGATTAGTTCTTGTCGTGAATGGGGTGAAGGTGAACATAAAATCCTAGCGGAATGGCGTCGAGGAGTATATGAGGGGTCTCTTGCAATTTATGGCCTTGACGCGGACTTGATTATTTTATCTCTTCTTGGACAAGAAACCGTTGGAGATCGATCATCTGCATATCCCGTCTATCTGTTTCGCGAAGAAATGGATCGTGGCTCTGTTCAGTATGATTCATTTGGACAAGAATCTTACGAATGGTTCTCTATCCATGAATTACGTCAATGGCTCATTCGTCCCTATTTGCATGATGTGGATGCACAACAGTCCTTTATTCTTCAGTATTGCTTTATGATGAGTTTTCTTGGAAATGATTTTCTTCCCTCTTCATTGAGTTATAAAATGAGGGATGAAGGACATGATATTTTACTGGATCTCCTTCGTCAATTCTTTGATCGCGAGCGACTTCTTATCTCTCCACAGGATTGCTCCATTGTATGGGGCGAGGTACGTGCCTTCTTTCGATCTCTGGCACACGATGAATCCCAACGAATTCTAGAAGCGACCCTTAAAAAACAACACTTGGGTCAATTCTGCGAATCCCAGTCCTCATTTCACGAGATGGGTCATAATGATTGGCCATTGTCAGTAGTAGAAGAGCGTGTATTACTTCACGAAGGGGGTCGAACACTTCACCCCAAATGGAAAGAACGATATGTGACTCACTTTTTTCATGGGTTTTCATCCCATTCTCGTGCAATCAAACAACTATGCGATGCCTACTATTATGGAATTCAATGGGTATGGTCCTACTATCTTGGAAAGATGGATGATGTATGTTTCAATTGGTATTATCCCTTTCATATTGCTCCATTATGGGAATGGTTGGCTGATATAAAAACAATCCCTCCTTTTGATGGGACAGCAAAGGTACATGCATGGGATATTTCCCCTCATGAGCAACTTGCACTGGTTCTTCCCATTGAAAGTTGGTCATTAATGCCTGTATGCCCCGAACGAGAATTACCCTATAAGGCTCCTCATCTCTTTCCCGCTGAATTTTCGTTTGATTCAGTGGGTAAACGATTCTTTTGGGAGTGCGAATCGATGATCCCCGTTCCAAGTATTCTAGAAGTCAAATCGTGGATTTCCTCTTTGTAAAGGGATGGACTCCTTTATTTTTTCAACATTTTTATCAATGCCTCACAACATGAGACCGCGACCTCTTTGATCGCCGTATTCACATGTCGTGAAACATCAATCAATGTATCCAACATTTGCTCTCCTACCAAGTCGTAGGCTGTCAATAATCCATTTCGGAGGGTTTCATCTGACACAACCGAAGAATCGCTTAGTAGCCTCTTTCCCAGTTCAAGAGCGATCTCCTTCTTCTCGGCACCAGGAATCTTCTCTCCCTGATAGGATGCTTTCTCCATCAGTTTTACGATCTCTGCCATGAGGCGTCCAATCTTCATTGCATGATCAATGGAATTCAGAGAGAGGATCTCCTTGGCCATATCCTTTGCGGTGCTATACAAACGATCCAAGACCTCCCTCTGTTTTCCAGATAATAATCCATACACCTTCTCCTTCTCGTCCCCTACCGCATGAATGGTCTGTTCTACGTTAATCTGTGTAATACTGACCACCGTATTAACGGTTGTCGTTGCTTCTGATAACTTGGGCTCGTATTCTTTTACTTTGTCTTGGACCTTCTCTTGGATCGTAGATAGTTCAGTTAGTTTTCCGAGCGAGTTCATTGATTCTGATAAGATTATATTTTATTCGCCGTTCATACAATCATAGGATAGAAGGAATACTGCAATAAAGGCAAACGATAAACCGATCATTTTAATACGACTGATTTTCTCTTTAAAGTAGGTCAATCCAATCGTCGTCACATAAATATCACTCATCACATCCCACATCATATTCATCACCGTCATGGATTCAAATTTCAGAGAATGTAAAAAGAGAAGAGGCTGGAGAGAATAGAATAACATACCGAGCGGAATAGAAATTCCATAATTTGTATCGCCCGTACTGTATTTTTTAAGACCGGATAGGACAATGGTATCAATAAACGCCATTAATGATGCCATCGCAATAGGAACCACATTTAATGTCATTATATAATGATTTCTATTAAGAATTAAGGGAATGATTGTGCGTATGAATGGGGGTCGAAAGTATCGGAGAGTGAGAATAGGTAGAATCCATCATGGGGAATCAAACCAGCGTGATTGATCCTGTTCATTTACGCATGTATCAAAATTTAATACAAATCAAGGACCCAATGAAGAGGGTTCAAATTATTCAGACATGTTTTGCTTCCATGGAATATATTCAATCCGCAAAACGAGCAGGCATCTATAGCCATCTTCTTCATTATCTCAACATTGCTCAATCCGGTCAGACTCCATCCCCTCTTCCAGGGGAGAGGGAACAAGCCCCAGGCATTCCACGATCCATGCAAAGTCATCCGTCAATGACAGCCACTACACCCGCTTCTTCACTTGGAATTGCAGCAACTCATCCATCTTTACTCCATGCACCTAATGCTTCTACCTATCAGCGCCAGGCACAGCAACAACAGCAACAGCAACAGGCGATTCAAACCTATTCTTCTTCTACCCCAAGTTGGAAAGTGGTTACGGAGACTCCAAAACAGAAGGCATTGGGCTATTTCTCATCCTGCTTGGAAGTGCTTGGCATTCAAGAAGAGATTGCACTTACTGAAGATTCCCTCAAAAAAGCCTATAAAAAAATGGCACTCAAAGCCCATCCTGATAAGGGAGGATCGGAAGAATTTTTTGAGGCAGTTACACGTGCATATGCCTACTTATCCGAAATTTTACGACATATGAATGGAAATAAACGGACAGCAACAAATGGTGCAAATGCATCTGTTCAATCTACCCAACAACAACGCGATCAGGAGGCGAAACAATGGGAACATACAGAACCCGTTCGATTAAACGCAAAAAATCTCGATATGAATGCATTCAATCGTATGTTCGAACAAACTCATATGCCTGATCCTGATTCAGATGGCTATGGAGATTGGCTCAAAGACGAGGATAAACAGAACGCCGCTTCACAGAAGTTCAAAGGACAATTCAATCGCGATGTCTTTAATCGCATGTTTGAAGATGAAGCGAAGAAGTCCCAACGATCCAACAATCAATTGGTTGTTCACCCAGGTGAGATGGCACTTATGATGAATCCAACAAGTGGTGTGGATCTTGTTTCCGAACGCCCTTCGAGTTTCACTGCCGCGCCCAACTCACGATTTCAATATACAGATTTACGGGGCGCTTATACGTCGGATTCTACGATCTCTGATAAGGTATCCAATGTGGTTGTGGCAGAGAGAAAACTGGACGAATATCGAGCATCACGAGAACGGGCGCCAGATCCATTAACGGATACAGAACTCCACGGAATCCGTGATTTTGAACGACGCCAAAAAGAGCAGGACGCCCTTCGAGAGAGAAAACGTGCAGAAATGTCGGTTCGTAATCAAAACTATTTTGATCGTATGACAAAACTTGTGATTACGGACGGAGCAACCAATTTGAATCAAGGAATGCGATAAAAGAAAGACAGATGCGATATTTTTAATAAATAAAAGAACAATATCTCTTCCAGAAGATGTCTACTCTAGAAGAGGCATTAGAACTACTTGAATTTAAATCATTGGATGATGTGGGAACGGAATCCTTAAAGACAGCCTATAAACGAATCCTTATCAAAGAGCATCCTGATCGTGGCGGGGATGGAGAGCATTTTGATCGCCTGATTCATGCCTATATGTATCTCCGTCGTGTGCTTTATCGCCAATCAGGTGGAAGAGGCCATCAACATGTTCTGCATCCCAGTGATGTGCAAGAATTACGTGATAAGCAGGCAGTCAACGAACTGAATAATATGATCAATCAAATTTATGATGATTTGGCCGATATCCAGACAGCCGAGTTTAATGAGCAATTCAATAAACGATATGAAGAATATTACAATGAAAGAAAACAAGATGATGCTCTTTTTACTGCATCTGATATTACAAAAGGTTATGGTGATTGGTTGAAATCGGATGAATCCATTGATAGTTATGTTACATTACTGCCAACAGGAGAATATGGTTCCGCTACGATGAAGCCCCCTATTATAAAAGAGGAAGACTTGAATATACTATTTGAATATACGGCTCGATGTGGTAAAACAGTTGTAAATGAATCATTGATTTTACATCCTGAACAGATGGCATATTCTGTCGCATCCGGTGGAATGTTACTTATTCCTTCTGCATCTGGGTTTACATCGGATTGGGAAGAAAGACCAGAGTATACTGATCTCCAGGCGGCATATACCTCTAATAATACGGTGATTGATAAGATTCCTGTCTTTCAAGAGAAAGTAAGAACATTTGAAGACCTATTGAAAGAGCGTGAAGTCGAATACAAAACAGAGTTAGATCGTGATCTAGAAGCCATTGCTGCCTATGAAAAACGAAAACAAGAGGAAGAAGCAGAACATACCAAACGGATCCAAGCCTATTTCCAAGGAAATCTTTCTAGTGCATGGGCGATTCGTGATAAGTCTTCTACTGAAATGGACGAGAAGAAGGATAGGTAAAATACCGTTCTATCATATAGAAGAATGTCCCCCATTCAACAGGTTCTTTTTATTTTATTCCTTCTTATTTTTGTTGCGATCGGTTATGCATGGATCTATCGCAAAGATTTGATTCAAAAACAGTGGTTTATGGATAAATATTTGTTGGAACGTGGTAAAGAAAAACCCAACCTCTGGTTATTCTATCCCACCTCTGAAGTGAACAGTCGTAATTGGCTCGATGCCGGCCAACGTTCCTCTCGTGCGTTGAATATCCCTTTTCTAAACTTATGTTATCAATCCATTGTTGCCCATAATAAGGATAACTATCATATTCGAGTGATCAGTGGCATTTCCGGCTTAAGCGAATTATTGGGTGAAGATCGCCTTCCTTCTCTAATGCGTCGTCATGGCGATTTAGCCTCTCTCGGCCCTGCTGAAATGGATTGGATTCGTTCTGCAGTATTGGCCGCATTTGGTGGATTATGGTTGAATCCAGCATCGGTATGCATGAATGGATTCGGGGAACAACCTGTCCATCAAGTAGTCTTCTATGGAACAGATCCCAATCAAACGTATTCCGGAAAAAATGGCACTCCACTGCCTGGTCCACATGCACTGTGGTCTCCTCGTCCTCAACACCCGATGTTTGTAGAATGGGAGCAGGTATGCTATGCTCGTGTTAACGAAAAGCGCGGCGGCGAACAAATTCGAGGGGATTGGGGATGGGATGTATCACGATTCACTTCTCAGTATTCTGGGGAGGGAATTGTAATTGATCCACATGCAGAAGTTTCTCGTAAAAAAGACGGTAAACGAATTCAATTGGAAGACTTATTGGCTGCAGGAACAGAGGGTAATTTGACATTTGATGTTTACCCGCATTCGATCTATGTCCCTTTTCCATGGGACGAACTTCAACGACGTGAAATCTTTGGCTGGTTTTTACGAATGTCCGAATCACAGATCATGGAATCAGATCTTGCCGTGAAATACCTACTTAGCCGACGATAACACTCGATAAATAATATGCTGTAAAGCCAACAGACTTGTATTCCCTTTACAATAGGAAATCCAAGCTTGAATCAAAAACTGATGAATCAGGATATTATTGGATAATACAGAATTTCCGAAGAGTTGATTAATTTGCTGAAAAGACTCTAAAATATCCTCATAAGCATATCCTTTCTTCCATATCTGGATTAAACACTGAATGGATCCAAGAATATTCTTCTCTGTCATCGCATTTAACAGTGGAATAAAATTCATATAAAAAGGGGCTGAGCATAATGTCCTTACAAGTCCAATGGTTAAAGGTACCTTTTGATAATAATGCACATCACGGATTAAGGAAAGAAGACGAATTAAATCACTCATGTTGTTTCCCGATAAATTGATGACCCAATTCCACATCTCCTCTGTCATCTTTCCCGATTCAGGCATTCCGATATATTCCAATAAATGCTTCTGTTCTTCATAAATATCAATTGTATTCATTTTGATATGAATACAACGAGATCTCAATGCAGGAATAAGATCCTCTTCCGATGTTCCAATAAAGAGAAATCGCGTAATATGGGAATAGGATTCCATAGGTCGCCTTAGTGCCTGTTGAGAGATTTGGGGAAAAGAATCCACGTCATCAATCACTACCCATCGAAAGATGTCTTGGCCAATGGCCATTTGACGAATAAAGAGACTGACCTGTCCACGAATGGTTTGGATTCCACGATCCTGTTCAGGTCCAAGAAGAAGGCATTCGTCTGTTGTATAAAGCCCCCACCGATCTGCTTGGCCTCTATTTTTAGACTTTGCATAATGCTGTAAAAAAGAGCGCATCAGTGTTGTTTTTCCGGATCCAGCAGGACCGGTTAAGAAAATATGGCTGGGTGTATCCAAATGATTCAAGCATTCTGTCCATACAGATTCCTGTCCAACTAAACAGGTCATGGTCAGAGATGATCGTTGAAGAATTCAATCCCTTTCCACTTTATATTCTATGTCTTGACTTAACTTAAACACTTTGTCATTCATGTGAGTAACAGAATATGGCTCAAAGTGGGGGCAAATCTCTCTATGATATACTGGGTGTAAATAAAACAGCAAGTTCTACTGATATTAAAAAGGCTTATTTACGCCTAGCAAGAACACATCATCCTGATAAGGGCGGTGATCCAGAGAAATTTAAGGAGATTGCTCATGCAAATGAGATTTTATCGGATGAAATGCGCCGCCGTCGATACGATGAATTGGGTGTGACAGATGATTCTCCTGCAGGCCCACCTGGTGGAATGCCTAGTGGATTTCCATTCCCTTTTGAGATGAATGTGAATTTGAATGATTTCTTTGGAAATATGTTTGGAACCATGCCACCCATGGGCGCTCATGGTCAAAGTCAACAACGAAAAGGGAAGAAGCCAAGTCCAACCGTTCAGACCGTCCCCATTCGCTTGGAACAGTATTATTTGGGTCATCAATTTGAAATCAACATTCATCGTCAGTCCTTTTGTCAGGCATGTGAGCATACAGGTGCTAAATCAAAAGAGATTTGTAGACGCTGTCATGGAAATGGATCTGTGACCCAAGTGGTTCAAATGGGGCCTATGGCAATGCATACGACAGGCCCGTGTCCTGAGTGTCAGGGGCGTGGTCAGAAAATAATAGAGATGTGTGCTCCATGCAATGGATCTGGATTTACGAATGAGCGGCGAAATCTAACCATTCGCATTCCACCTGGAACACGCCCTCAGGAGACATATATTTTTCCAGAGGTGTGTTCGGATCATCCTGCCTTTGAAAGGCCTGCCGATGCCCATATTCTTCTACAGGAGGACCCGAACGACCCCTCTTTCAAAATATTTAAACGTGTTGGCGACCAACTTCAACATCTAGAAACAACCTTTCGTATTTCATTATCAGAAGGTCTGCTGGGTGTAGTCATTCAATTGGATGGACATCCAGGTTATGATGAGGGCTTACATATACAGATTCCTCCTGGAACCTTTCACTTGGATACCTATGTTGTAGAGGGGCTGGGTATGCCACTATTGAAAGAAAATGGAAAATATGGTGAATTGCATATTCGGATTGAGATCTACATATCGGATGAAGAAAGACGACAAATGGCGAATGAGTGCGCCTCTTTATTGCGCCCTGTATTGGAAACACATGTTCGTCCCTCTTCCTGTCCAAAAGATTCTGTTCAGTGTAATTTGGTATTGAAAAAATAATCATCTTGTATAAATGTGTTTTCATTTACAATAAGATAATTTACATGGAAGCGCGTTGACGAGCCATTTGGGCTTCAATTCCATTCTCCCAACCACTACTTAGCCCTGCTTTGGATTGATCCATTGCAGAAAGAAGATGTCCCGCCGCAGGGTAGGGCGAGAAGTTAATTGAAGCACCGCCGCGGCGTCTTCGAGTCACACGCTTCTTTGAGGCATGCTTTCTAGAGTGATGCTTCTTCGATTTCTTTGACTTCTTTGCCTTTTTGGTGCGCTTAGAACGACGGCGACGACGGCCACCGGCTTGATCACGCATGCCTGCAATCTCTGCAAGAGCGCGATACGTGCCCGACTGTCCAGCCGCCTCATGAAGATGAGAAGGAAGGAGAGCCGGCTCACCGCCCAATGGCGCACCCACTAGAGCCGCACCACCATGCTGACCAGTATGATACTTCAAGAAGTCAGCACCTTGTCCCATCGAGACCTTGGATGACCAACTCATATCATCACGTTGGTTGACGGAGGCCACTCCTCCATAATGACGACGGCGGGAAGGATGGCGTCTAGATGATTTCACTCGACGTGTACGGCGTGAAGAGCGTTTTGATTTTTTGGCCATATTTCTATATAGTGGGGTGATAAAAGAAAAAGTAGGGAGAGGAGGGGAAGAATAAAATGGAAGGAATAGAATAGAAAAAGAAATGACAACTCATCGTTGGACAGATAAGATTCCAAGTGAAATGGTATGCGGATACTTTTATGTATTCTTTTTGATCTTTTCAGTATGGGCTGGATTATCATTACTCGGAGGATTGTGGATCTTCTTCTCTTCTAAGATGAGTCTTGGCCAGTTGGTTTCCGTAATGTTTAATATCATTCTTTCGTTTGGTATTTCAGCCACTTCAGCATTGTTCCTGTATTTGATTTGTGATCGCGCGCTGAAGCCTTCTTATGACTCTTTCGAGGGTTCTCAGGAGGAACTTCAGGAGGGATATCAGGAGGAACCAGATGAGTCAGCTGGCCTTCCATAAATGTGAAGACCTCTTTCTTTTTACAGACCCACTTTTCCGCAAATTGTTCAAGTCGTTTAGCACGAGAAGACAGAAAGAAGAGAGAATGTGTACATTCTTTCATCATTCGATCATTACGCAAGATTTGGGCGACCTTTCCATGCTGTGCCCAATCAGAATGAAATACCTTTGTTTTGATATAAATTGATTCTGCCCATTCTTGAATATCAAAGGCTACTTTTCCGTCATTTGGTAATAGAATCGTATCCGGAGTGCGACCCCATTCCTCCAATAAGGGATAGAGTATATGTTGATGCAAATCCGTTTCTGACAATTGATTGTTTTGGCCGAAGACTGCTAAAACAATCACTTGTGGTTCATAAATATCCTCTTTGAATGACATGGCCGTCTCACATCCTTTGACCCGTTTCCATCTTTTCAATTTTTTCAGGCATTTAGAGGTTATCGTAGGCCTCTTGTAGACTAGCAAGATTGACCTTGCGTTTCTGAATCTTACCTGACACGAGGTAAATTGAATTCTCTGTAATAATAATGAAGTCCTCGCTCACTTTATAGAGTTTCTTGATCAACGAAGTAAACTCCTCTTTGGATTTCACAAGAATACGTTCCTTGGTATCAGGATCTTCACCTAAGAAAGCGGTTCCATTCGCAGTCTGTTGATAGTAATCCAGTAGAATGGCACGATCCTGTTCAATCGCTAATTTTGCGGCTTGTAAAAGCGTTTGTGTGGAGGGTAGAAGCGGAGCAGCGGCGGAGGAGGCAGAAGCAGCAGATGACGAAGGAGCCGAGGCAGCAGCGGAAGTAGCAGAAGATGCAGAAGATGCAGAAGATGAACTAGAAGCCGGAGAACTCATCCGTTAGGTCTGTCATTAAAAAATAAATCGTATTATATATTTTAACGCAGACTCAATTACTATAAACTATACATTATAGAATAGGGACATACAGAATGGTCGATTGATGCTTTTCAAAGATTTTATTTAGGAAATCATAGGCAACTTCAATTTGTTTCATTTGACGAGCCCCCGTAATAATAATTTTTCCAGTTCGGAAAATGCTCATGGTGATCCGTTTGCATTGTCCCTCCCCTTCTCCCAATCCCTGCCCTTTACAGATCTTCTCACAGGAACAGATACCACTTTGTTTATTTTTGGTATTGTAGAAATACTTCGTATTGACCCCCTGATAAATCGTTTTCTCCAACATGCTAAATAGATTATATTCATTGATCAATAATTTATGAAGCGCATCTTGATTAATGAATCGATTAATGGAATAATCTGTATTAATAAGTTGAACGGAAAATCGATGAATGTTAACCTTTTGAGAGAAAGGAGATTCTGGAAACGTAAGAATCAGTTGGTAAAGCCACTCCAATGCGGCTCTTGCAAACTCTTCTGATGTCACACCTGTCATCTGGATTCCACCATTTGCAAAGAGTTTAATGTTTACCTCTTTCCAACTGTCTTCCTTTTCTTCTGCAATCTTTCTACGAACCACAATGGTAGACTGATTAAAGAATGTCTTGTCCGAAATCTTTCGATTCGTAAATACATCTTTATAACTCCATCCCAACACTCGATTGCCATATTCGATTTTTAATACACCCTCTGAAGGATACCAAAGGGGTAAAATGTATCCCTTCAGCGATTCAAATACTGAACCAAGATTAATAGAAGTTCCCCAATGGGCCGTAATGACCATCGTTGAAACTCGCAAGTCTGTCTTTGTGAACTCCATGGATATTAATCGCTCATTTGCTATTTTCTCTATGAATTCTTCTTTCAATTTTATCTTTAAATCCTCGAACAAGGGAAATCAATTGATCCTCTGTTTCATTGTGCAGATACGTGGCATCCGTTATAAATGGATAAATCATATTTATTTTTTCAACAAGATCGTTATCTAAAATATGAAACATATCTGCTAATAGAAGCAATTCAGTTAAAATCATTTGATAATCCATATTAGATTCTCTTATCAAATCTCTCCATTCACTTGGATGTGCGTGAATATATCTCCAAATACGCTCTTCTGTATCTTTTTTTCTTTCTACAAGCCGAAGATCGCCGCGTGTAATTCCAGTAAATAGGGTAGATGTATCCTGATAACGATTCGGTGGATCATATCGAATCTTAAGTAGTCGTTGACGAAGTTTTGGATGAATTCGACTCTGTGAATTACAGATCAATATGACACAGATCTGTCTTGGATCTGTATTCAGAATCGTCTGCAACGATAATTGTGCGGCTTCAGTGAGGGTTTCACACTCATCTAGAATAAGAAATCGAGGGGCAGTCTCTTCCTCTGTTCTCCAGTCCACCGATAAAAAGGGGAACACTTTTTGACGAATGGACTCTAGACTGCGCTCATCTGCCGCATTCATGGAAATGCACATCAATGATTTACGATTCCCCCAAATAGAATCTACTAACCATGCTGCACTTGTTGTCTTTCCTGATCCAGGAGGGCCAAATAATAGCAAATGCTGTAAGGTTTCTGGGTTTTTTAAAAACATAGAAAAACAGATCTGAACCCGTTCACACCAATAGGTCGTATCTACCGCCATTGATTTGTCTTTAATCCCTATGTATCGCTTTAACCTCTCTGATCATGCTATTTTCATAAAACCACTTAAATGAGTGAATGACACGAAGTAAGTAACATGAGTGGTCGTGGCCGAGGTAAACGTGCGAAGGTGGTAGAACCCTCTACTACAGAAGAATTGCCTGTAATTAAAAAGACAACAAAGAAAAAACAATTTCCTGTTGTGGCTGTCATTACACCTGACGGAATCGAAGGGAATTTATTATCGTCTGCACGACGACCTCTTGTTGTGCATTTGCCAATTCAGAGCAAAGATGTCCCTTCCAATGATATGCCTATTATTTATAATCCTCTCCCTCCTATTGATGCCCAGCCCTATGATATTCACTATGAAAATCCATTTCACGAAGAACTTGAAAATATTGATATGTCTCTTACTCCTGCCTCTGTTCCCGCAGTTTCCCATTCCTCCAGTTCTACATCGAGTTCATCTGTCGCCCCATTGCCTTCAGCACCTACGATAACTACCACCACCCCATCGACCGATGATATTGATTTCTATCGCCTGAAAGGCACATTCCTTGTTCAATATAAGGATTCCTCTGAAGTAAAGACAGTTCCAGCCACTTCTGATGCAGCATGCTTTTGGTGTTGCCATACATTTACCTATCGTCCTGTGGTATTGCCCATTCGAGATACAGGTGAGCATTTGATTGTCATGGGAAATTTTTGCTGTCCAGAGTGTGCATGTGCCTATTTGTTCGATATGCGCCAAGATGCCCATACACGATGGGAACAGTTGTCTCTTCTTTATCGAATTTACGGTGAAGTGTGTGGTGGAAATATTCATCCTGCGCCCCATCGAACTCTACTGACTCACTTTGGAGGTTGTTTATCGATTGAACAATATCGTAAGATGATCCAATCTCATAAGGTTCGGGTAGATATTCATCTACCACCCATGGTCAGTATTTTATCAACGATGGATACCAAGCCGATTGACTTTTACGATTCTAGTCTGACAAAGAATGTGAACGAGACGGTAACGGAACGACTACAAAAAGCAGAAGAGGTATTACGCTTGCGACGCACCAAACCTCTTAAGGCATGGGAATCTACATTGGATGCTTGTATCAATTTGAAAATAAAGTATGATCATTCAAAGCAGGATTCTATTTTGTCTCTTGGCTCTTAATCATGTTAGAAATGGATCGATTCTTATTTTTAAAAATAAAAATTGATTCAGAAACATAACTTAAACTCATCAGAAAGAAATCTATATAATCGTTTCATTCGTTTACTACCATGGAATCGGTTCGTTCAATCCTGATCCGCACGTGCATGTCTCAGATTCAAAAGGAATTGGGACATTTGGAGCACTGGTTGCTTCGTCTTCCTGACGATGCCTCTTCTCACGATGCTCCATCGTCGGTTCCATCCTGCTCTGTCTCTCAGGAGTGTATTTCTCTATCCTCTTCGATTGAACAACTCTCTAAACGTATCGAATCACAACAAGGTGTTCTACAATTGATTGTGGATCGCTTAACGACACTGGAAAACTCGAAGAAGGTGCATATTGAAACAGAGACGAATCCATGGATGGACGACTTCCCAACCCCCTATCAACACAATGATAATGAATCGGATACCTCTGAACTAGATACGAATATCTATCTTGTTTGCAAACAAGATCAACCATCTGAATTAACCACGACTCCAAAGAAACCGGTCGAATTGGTTGTTGCTCCTGCTTCTCCTGTTGCGGTTGTTTCTGATCCAGAGCCTGTAGCAGCGCCCCCTCAACCACTTGCAGTGGCTGCAGACCCTGAACCGGTTGTGGTGGCTCCTCAACCTGTGGTGGTGGCTGATCCTGAACCAGTGGTTGTGGCTCCTCAACCTGTGGTGGTGGCTGATCCTGAACCTGTGGTTGTGGCTCCTCAACCTGTGGTTGTGGCTCCTCAACCTGTGGTGGTGGCTCCTCAACCTGTGGTGGTGGCTCCTCAACCAGTTGTAGCGGCTGATCCTGAACCAGTTGTGGTGGCTCCTCAACCAGTGGTAGTGGCTGATCCTGAACCAGTTGTAGAGGCTCTTGAACCTCAAGTAGAGTCACCGGTTCTAGAAGAGGAAGAGGAAGAGGAAGAGGAAGAGGAAGAGGAGGAAGAGGAAGAGGAAGATGGTGTCGAATTGGAGGAAGTTACTTACAAGGGTGTTACCTATTACCGTGATCCTGATATGATGATTTATTCCATTGACGAAGAAGGACAACCATCTGAAGATCCAGTAGGATATTGGAAGGAGAAGACGCAGAGCATTGCATTTTATAAGAAGAAATAAACCTAAACGGATAATATACTTCTAGCCCATAAATGGTATCTTATAAAAATATATTTTTTGTGAAATGCATGACATTATTGAACTGGTCAAATGATAAGATCAAACGAATACATCATAAAGTATACTCATTATGGGAATATGTATCCATTTATTTTCATAAAAAATTCAATGTATGGTATCTTTTTTCGGATACACTTTTTCCGCTCTCCTACCGTCAGTTATACGGAGCAGAAACAGATATTGCATGGGAGTATGATCCCAATAAACAGACATTAACATGGAGTGGATCCAATGTGAATCAGACGGAATATTCTATCAGTTGGTTGTCTGCTTCTACCATATCTGCAAATAAAGAGGTGGATATGGATACCTTCCTATCCTCCTTACGAATTTATACTCCTGAAATGGATACGATTCCATTAACCATTCTAATGCAAGCATGGTCAATTTATGATCAACATTGGTGGATACAAGATCCAAATAATAAGATAAAATGGATTGATAATGAAGCAAACGAGAAAGAATGTAAGATTCGCGAAGATCATCTTGTTCCCATTACGCCGATTCTAACTAGTTTTACAAAGAAAAAAATTGAAACGCATGAAAAGGCAATTTAAAGCCAAAGTGTCAAGCACGATACTAGGCAAGAGCGATTTGTTATTATTCCATGGAGAATTCATCGGTCTCGCATCAATTGGATTCCGCGATTCCTTCTGGGTCATGGACTCTTTATTTCCACTCCCCAGAAGAGACGAAATGGACACTGAATACCTTTATCCATCTCGGCTCCATGAAAACATGGAGAGACTTTTGGAGTGTAATGGATACACTTGGCACAGATGCATTCTCAGAAGGGATGTTCTTTGTTATGCGTGATCCTATTCCACCTCTTTGGGAAAATCATCAAAATATCCGTGGAGGATACTATTCATTTCGTTGCCAAAAGCGCGATGCCACGGATAGTTATATTAATTATATGATTGCAGCAATGATTGGACAACTCACTATAAATGCAAGCAACCAAATTAACGGAATTTCGATTAGCCCTAAGCGTGGTTTCAATATTATCAAGGTATGGAATCAAACCTCAGTGAATCACAATAGACCATCTGATCTACAGTATGGGATTTCTTCCGTGGTAGAATCGGATGTCATTTATACTCCATTCATTCAAAAACGCATGTAGGAATTGGATTGTTATATGTTCCTACTCATATAACGCTCTTGCCAACATTGATAAAAAAAAAGATCCTTTTTTATCAATGTTTATGATCTATCTCATTCATACATCTCTGGATTCATCTCAACATCCTCTGCTACAAACTCCTCCTCGGCAGAGGTCAATCTTGCTGGATAAATTCCCGCTCGATGTGAATAATTTCGTCTCATTTCAAATGTCACGACATATTTTTTATTTCTTTTCAAAAATTCTTCTACCTCTCTTACAAACATGAAATCTACTCCATAGGAACCACCTCCAGGAACAGGGGCCATAGGGCATAACCTCTCAGGCTTCACTTCGCCCAAATACACGCGCCCATCTTCTTCCACAAAAAACATACGATCTTCTTCCCTTGGTTGAACAGCACCCACACGATGTAACGAGCCCCTTAATCGATCTTGCTCCTTCTCATAACGAACACGATATCGTTCTTTTATCTCTAACTCCTGTTCAGCCGTTGTATAATAATCCATGATTGTTCCTCTATTATGGGATCTATCATCGATTATTTTTAAATGGTTCATTACATCTTCTGGGGAACACGCGGAACAGACTCAGTCTTCTGCTTCTGTGGAGCCAATACCAATCGAACCTCTCCCAAATTAGCCACCATATAACGCAATACAAGTGGCAGATCATTCTTCAAATGAATCTGAGTGCTCGCACACAAATTGGTACACTTTGTAAACAATACCAAATACTTTAATTCAAAAATTCCCTGAACAATCTCACTCGTATTTCTTTGGACCTCGATGCCACCCTGACTGTTTGACATAATCACCGTCTCTCCATCTACAAAATCACCCACACAACGAAAAATTAAATCTGAATTCGAACTTGTAATTTCCAACTTCTCCGCCAACGCATTAAAATCACGACAAATCTTCTGAAAATCGGCGGAGGGCATATGAATAATTGAGGTAAAGGTGATATTGGGAAACTCAATATTCTCCACATTTGTATCAAACAATTTCATCATCCATGTATTGGTAGTCCCCTTCTCCGCGTTCTCTGCACGAATACCCAACTTATTCGGATTGGACGCAGGAAGAAATAACGTCAAACTATCATTGTTCGACAACGTCTTGATCAACTTGAACAAATAAATCATATTAATACCTAACACATACTTCGCAGGGCAATAGAAATACTCAAAACGATCCGCATGAAGACGCAAATAGGTCAATACCGTGTGCGTCTCATCCACATCGATCACTTTCAATCCCGTTGAATCAAATTCAAGATTCGCCTCCGTTAGAATCTCCTTTAACGCCTCGATCAATGTTCGAAATGCGGCAGATTGGACCGTCCGAATCTCAAATAAATTACCATTCACGTTCGGTTGCGCACCCTGCTGCTGAATACTCATTTGGTTCTATTCCTCCCTTAATGCTTTAGACTATCTTTTTTATTTTACTCTTTCTACCTCATAACCGGACCCTACTTTCTACTCTTACTCTTTCTGTTTCTTTTTCTCGCTGTTGATCGTAACATCTTATGTAATAAGAATAATGTAATGGGTGTGATGTATTTTGACGTTGCTGCACAAAATCCCTCCATAACAGATGGAATGAATCCACCTCGTTGAACCCCTCTTCTCAGTCGCCGTCTTGTTTCTGTTCTCTTTCTCATTCTCTACACCATTTAAGAAAAAATACTATTCTACTAAAAAAAGATGACACACCCAAGACCCTCTTGGGATGAATATTTTAAAGAGATTGTCCAAGTCACTGCCACACGCAGTCCATGTCACCGTCTTCAAGTGGGATGCCTTTTTGTTCAGGATCATCGCATTGTAAGCCAGGGCTACAATGGATTCCTACCAGGATGTGAACATATTTCCATTGTTCGAGATGGACACGAACAAGCCACTGTTCACGCAGAGCAGAATTGTTTGGCGGACTGTGCCAAACGTGGTGTATCCTCTGCAGATTGCATCGCCTATATCACTCACTTTCCATGCATTATTTGCACACGTCTTCTACTTGCAGCAGGCATCAAAGACATACGCTATCTCCAGGATTACAAAAATGATCATCTTGTTTGGTATCTTGTTCAGAAAATGGGTGCAAAACTCACGAAAATGTCAGACAATAAAATCACTCCTCCAACATCTTCTACGATACCCCCTTGTAAATAATATTTATATCTGTCTCATCCTCTAAAAAAATTGATTGTAGTCTAAAGCAAAGAAAAGGGTTAGAATAGTACCGCTCTTCTTTCCTACACAAGACAATGTCTGTTACTGCTGCTACTCGTAAATACCAGAAGAAGTCGCATCATCAACACATCTTGGATCGCCCTGATACCTATATCGGTAGCACCAAGACGAATGATGATGCGCGCTGGGTCTATGATACCGCATCAGGTAAAATGATCTGGCGCGTGGTCAAGTTTAATCCTGGCCTCTACAAGATCTTTGACGAAATTGTTGTGAATGCTCGTGACGAGTTTGTCCGTTCCACTACCACTGCTGGAATGACACCCGTTAAACGTATTGATATCACTGTAGAAAATGATGAGAAAGGTAACACGGTCATCTCCGTTGAAAATGATGGTGATGGGATTCCCATCGAAAAGAATGAAGAGGAAAATGTCATGATCCCTGAACTCATCTTTGGACACTTGTTGACGTCTGCCAATTATGATGATAGCGAGGAGCGCGTGGTAGGTGGAAAGAATGGCATTGGAAGCAAGGCAACCTCCATCTTTAGTCAACAATTCTCAATTGATATCAAAACACCCCCCTCAGGAAAACACTACACCCAGACATGGAAAGAGAATATGTTTGTCTGTGAACCACCGGTTATCAAGTCCTATAAGGGCGCGAAAGGGCATGTCAATGTCACCTTTGTTCCTGATAAGACGCGATTTGTAGGTGCGTTTACCGATGAGGGTATGACTCCCGATATGTTGTCCGTTCTCCATACACGTGCCATTGAACTTGCCGGCCTTGTTGGAAAGGATCTGAAAGTGTCATGGAATGGTGTTGTAGTGTCTTCCAATACCTTTGAGAAGTTTATCAAGTTGTTTCTACGTGATGGACTCTCTGGTTATGCCTATGAAGATTGTGGTCCGCGATGGGAAGTGGGAGCAATTCTTGCGAATCATTTGTATTCGGGCGAAGAGGAACTACCTGAAGACAAACATATCTCCTTTGTGAATGGTGTTCATACCAAGAAAGGTGGAAAGCACGTAGAAACGGTAACTCGTAAAGTGGTTGGTGATTATTGCGAGTTTGCAAAAACAAAGAAAGTGGACATCAAACCAGGACAACTGAAACATTCCATCGTCTTCTTCATCAATGCTACCATTGTCAATCCATCTTTTGACTCTCAGAGCAAAGAGTTCTTGACCACTCCTGCCAGTGAATTTGGATCACGTCCCGAGTATTCAGGAAAAATGATCACTTCTCTGACCAAACTAGGTTTGCTGGAAGAGGCGAAGTTGGTTCTGGAAGCCAAGTCATTGAGAGATACGAAGAAGACGGATGGAAAGAAGCGCTCTACCTTGCGAGGCATTGTAAAGTTGGAGGATGCACTCTTTGCGGGCACTGGAAAATCGTCTGAATGCACATTGATCCTCACGGAGGGAGATTCGGCTGCCACATCTGCCATTTCAGGTCTCAAGGAAGTGGGTCGTGAACGCTGGGGCGTCTTTCCCTTGCGAGGTAAACTTCTCAATGTTCGTGATATTACTCCTCAGAAATTCAATGCCAATGAAGAACTCACTGCGATTAAGAAGATCTTGGGCTTGGAACAGGGTCGTGTCTATAAAACAATTTCAGAACTTCGTTATGGCCGTGTCATGATTATGGCGGATCAAGATCATGATGGTTCTCACATCAAGGGCCTTCTTATGAACTTGTTTCACGCCGAATGGCCTGGTCTCATGAAGAGCGGATTTCTCTGCACACTGCTGACTCCCATTCTCAAAGCCTCTAAGGGTAAAACAGTGCTCTCCTTTTATTCACTTCCTGAATTCCAACAATGGAAGGACACACAGCCCAATGGACTCTCTGGCTGGAAAGTGAAATACTATAAAGGTCTGGGCACGTCCACCCCTGCCGAGGCACGCGAGTGGTTCAAGGATCTTCATGAGATTTTGTATGAATGGGATGACTCGACGGATGATGCGATTCATTTGGCGTTCAATAAAAAGTTGGCTGATGATCGCAAACGCTGGTTGAGTCAATATGACCCAAATCGCATGCTCATTCCCGTGGATAACAAGGCATCTTATTCCATGTTTGTTCACAACGAACTCGTCCATTTCAGTAATGCGGATAATATTCGATCGATTCCCCATGTGATGGATGGTCTCAAACCTTCGCAGCGTAAAATCCTCTATTCCTGTCTCAAACGCAACTTGAAGGAGGAAATCCGCGTCGCACAACTGGCAGGTTATGTCTCCGAACATGCGGCTTACCATCACGGTGAAGCCTCCTTGTGTGGAACCATCGTAGCCATGGCGCAGAACTTCGTTGGATCCAATAATGTAAACCTACTGAAGCCCGTTGGACAATTTGGATCAAGACTTAGCGGAGGTAAGGATTCTGCTTCTGCAAGATACATCCACACCTACTTGGAAGAGATTGTGTCCAAGTTGTTTCGCAAAGAGGATCATGGACTTTTGAAGTATCTGGACGATGACGGTCAAACCGTGGAGCCTGAATACTACTTACCCGTCGTCCCTCTTATTGCGATCAACGGTTCGATTGGCATTGGCACTGGTTATTCCACGGACATTCCCCCTTACAAACCAGATGATATTATCTGCCTCTTGCGTCATCGCCTTGCAGGCTCATTAGAGTCACTTGGCGGTCGTCCATTGGATCCGTGGTGGTTTGGATTCCGTGGAAAGACGGTTCGTAAGGATGATCAAACATGGATGACAAAGGGTTTGTATGAGTTGGATGACGCGAAACATACCGTGACGATCACAGAACTGCCAGTTGGAATGTGGACAAAGGACTACAAGGCATTCTTGGATGAATTATGCGAAGAGGATGATAAGAAGTCCAAAGAGGCGAAGAAAGAGGCGAAGAAAGTGGAAACCGCGAGTCAATCGTCTAACCGTTCTACCAAAGCAGAACAACGTGCAGAAGCAGCGAAGGAACCATGTGGCCTGAAGGGTTTTGATGACTTGTATAACGATGTCGATGTTCGATTCGTTCTCTACTTTACGGAAGAGGGATACGATGCCATCAAGGATGATATCACTGGATTCGAGAAGCGATTTAAGCTGACTACCTCGTGGAAGACAACGAACATGACTTGCTTTGATACCGAGTTCCGTCTGGTCAAATATCCAACGGTGGGTGATATGTTGGAAGCGTTCGTAGAGAAACGTCTTCCCATGTATGAGGCGCGTCGCCAACATCAAATGGATGCTCTGAAAAAACAAATGGAAGAGATGGATGCAAAACGCCGCTTTATCCAAGCCATTTTGGACGAACGCTTAGTGATTCAGAAGCGATCGGATGAAGAGATTGTCGCTGGTCTGAAAGAGTGCGAGATTCCTGCCCTCTCTTGTCCTGAGAAACCGGATGAATATGACTCGTATGACTATGTCCTGCGTATGCGCATTGATCGTCTGAAGCAATCGGCCATTGTCGATTTGGAAGAGCAGATTTCAGAGAAACAAGGTCAGATTGATCATTTGGAGAAGCAGACGGGTGCATCTCTATGGCTGAGTGATCTAGAAGAGTTCGAAGCCTCATGGAAAGCCTATTCAGAGCATCGCGTAGCGGAGTCCGTGGCAGTAGCATCGGGTCAGGGTGCGGGTGTGGAGAAAAAGAAGCCAACCGTTCGCGCAAAGAAGCCTGTGGCAAAGAAGTAATTCGAGCCTATGGCAAAGAAGTAATTTGGGCCTGTGAACGGGGCGCGTTTAACCTAAATTCATAAAAGACAATCGAATGGATTCTTTTTTATGAATGGATCAAAATGAGGGACAACTTACATCATCGGCTTGAAAGGCAATGACTTCGTGCCGGCAGAAGACATATGAACGGGTTGGGGAAGAGGGGTAGGTAAATGAGAAATATCTTTCAAGTAGTAATGATAATGGTCAATCTCTGACATGATACGAGGAACAGCCCAATCCACTACCATTTTGTTCAGTTCATCGATTTGCCCTTGAATATTGAAGGGAGAATTCTTAGAGTATTGTAAATACATGGCTCTCATGATCATTTTGAGTTCATCCACATCTTGATCATCGATCATGTATTTTTTGGGACCACTGATACGGTAGACTTCTTTACGGATCGCATTTTGAAGGACGACAACATTCTTACGGGTAAAATAGGAATCGGATAGTGGTGTATGCTCCCAATTACCTCTCAACATGTCTCCTGAGAAGTTCTGTTCCACTTGGGTGGGGTATTGGAAACCGGCCGAATCCGGTACAGTGGAACCAGATGCAGAGGGAGCGGAGGGATGAAAACTGACTCGCCCATTTTGTCCTCCTGGAGCATGGCGGGTATACGGGAGTTGAAAATCGGGAAGGGGAGCACCGGCTGGCGAAGACATTCTCTACCACCGATCGGTGTTTTTTTTCTAAGCTCCGAATATAGAAATGTCATCGGTTACTCGTTTCATTCGCCAGATCCCCGCCTCGGCCTCTCACCTGAACGCCGCCACTGTTGTTGCCAACGCTGCCAGCATGGTGTATGAACTCGTCCCATCCGCCTCTAATGTTGTTGGCAACTACCCACCGGGCCACATGCAGCTTGCTTCTGCCGCTCTGGTGGCCGCCATCGGCGCCGCGGGTGCCAACGTTGTCCTCCGTGATATGGGCAAGACCATCCTAGCCCCAGTTACCTCTCTGTCGGGCAACCAGGGCTTCTTCCGTCAGGTTCAACTGATTGCCCCAGCCGCCCTCTCCGCCTCTCAGGGCTTTAACGGTGGCTCGGCTGGCTCTACCTTCGGTGTCCTGGGCGCTTCCAATGTCCCAGATGCCTACACTGACTACCTGACCTTCTACATCCCAGTCAGCGTGGCTGGCGTGAACTACGGCCCAGTCGGCGTCAACGCCTACCCAGTGGCTGGTGGCCAGATGTAAATTGGTTTTACTTTTTATATTCTACTGTGTGTATACTGTCTAACCTATTTACTTGTTATTATTACTCATAAGAGGTCTTACCAGTCCTGTGTGTGTATCATATTAGAATGAAATGATTCTTAGTATTAAAAATCATTTGAAACTAATAGGAATATGAATATCTATTTGATTTTGTATGGACTTGTGTCAGCCGCTGTGTTATTAGGCGGAACCATGAAGTTGTATGGAATGGGAATCGTAGTAGGCGCCGTCGTCTTCTTTCTCGGATCCGGTTTTCTCATCACCACATATGGTCTACGATGGTTCATTGGTGAAAACTCCCTACTATCAAATGCTCCGGTTCCATGGCCACCCGTGATGAATAGTTGTCCCGACTTTTTATCACTTTACAAGCGTAAAAAAGCAAGTGGATCGACAGAAGATACCTGTGTGGATACGACGGGTGTGTCTCGTAACCCTGTGATGTTAAAACGATTCCCGCAATCAGGTCCCGTTGACCAAGAAGACGATTCCTATTTCTTTTCATTAGCCACTTCTAAATCCGATACTGCTTCACGAAACAGGGAATGGTGTCAACGGGCGATTCAATATGGTCTTACATGGGAGGGAATCACCAACGGAGAAAGTTGCATTCTTCCAAATGGTAAAAAGGCCTCGCCGTCTTCCGGTTCGCCCGATGGATGTCCCGCATAAGTGCGTTTAAAACTCTAAAAAAACATCCACGGTAAGAGTGGAGCGGTGGTGCTGTTCACAAGAAAGTGAACAAGTCTCATGGTTCCATCTGAACGCATTCATAGTTTAGTGGTAGAATGACTCCCTTCCAAGGAGTTGATACGGGTTCGATTCCCGTTGAATGCATTTACAGATTGTTCTTATAAGAGATATTCAAAATGTCTGTTAATTGAACAATTCATTTCTTCCTATCCGCCTTTTATGTCCAAGTCTGTATCTTAACATACAGATTCAAAATGTGCTGTGTGTAGAATGTAAAGAAAAAGAAAAGGAGATGGGATAAACAGGATTGGGATGGTGCGAACCAGTCAGGCCGAAAAAGAGACTGCATGTCTTCATCCAGAAATGGAAACCGCGATTTTAGAGTGGCTTACAAAACGAACACAGCCAGCCTTCCTATTGATCGGCCCTCCTGGTGTTGGAAAAACAACGATGGTATATCGTGTTTGTAAACAGGCGAAGTATTGGATTCAAGAGTTTAATGCAAGTCATACACGAACCGGTTCCAGTTTTCGTCAGACGATTATGCCCCTCTTGACTGAAACGGGTGTAAGCAAGTGGATTCATCCTGATACTCCTAATGGGCGTGCAGTGCTCTTAGATGAAATGGACGGTCTCTCTCAAGGTGAAAAGGGCGGTCTTCAAGAATTGTTAGACTATTTAAAGTCAAAAAGAAATTTTGCGGCGGATTGTCCGTTGATCCTTATTTGTAATGTATTGGAGGGACGTATTATGCAACAACTTCTAAAATACTGCTGTGTTCAATATGTAAATATGCCGAAGAAGGAGAAATTGGCAGAGTTCTTTAAAAAGGATATATCGGATACACTGTATGAATTGGGAGATATTCGTAAAGTGTATCAGAATTTACAGTATCATGATCGTATTCACGTGGAACAAAAAGGGAAGGAAGAAAGTATGGATAAGAATCTACATATCGCCATTCGTGCAGCATGGTTTACTCTATTTGAGAATTGGGGCATGAATGATGAATTGGATTTAGAAACAAAGGATGCCAACTTAGCGGGTTTATTGTTTCATCAGAACCTTCCTTTATTTTTGGAAACCATGCCCTTTGATCTCTATGAACGTATTCTGGATCATTTACGATGGAGTGATCGTGCCGACTTTTGGGCCTTTTTCCATCAATGCTGGAATCTATTGCCTTTGTCTTACCGTTTGAAGTTAAAATATCCCAATTTGGCATTACAAGATTATTCCAAGCCAAAAGTGATTCCCGAACCCTCTGAATTACAATATACAATGGTTCTTACCAAGCAATCGGCTCTGTTTAATGCCTGGAAGGAAATGAATCGAGTTTCAAATGAGTATCATATTCCTTTTCGGTGTGTTACACAATGGGCAACACACCAAGTAGGTAAATTACATGATACACTCGGTCTTACACTTGGATCTCTGAATGGAGATGGACAATCTGAAGAGGTTGCGTTCTTCCCACTCGTTGCGCAGAGTGGATCAAAAGTTGCTTCCGCTCGTAAGAAGGTTGGTCGTGGTAAAAAATAAGATGTGTTGTAAAGGGAAATGATAGACCACGAACTAGATCCATATTTGAAATAAATAGGATCTGTGTCGTCCCTTGTTTAAAATTTCGGATTGACTTGAGCAGTGAAAATAGATTGCTTTCTATTCTCTCCGCTTTCAATCCAATTCGATCAATCTCTTCAAATAACTGATAGTAGATATTATCAAACGCAGAATAGATAATAAATTTTCCCGTGCGACAATTACGAATTAGATCCAGACAGATTTCCGATTTATTTTTTGTATTCAGTTGCTGATCTTGTGCAAGTCTGGAAAAGCATGTCATTTTTGATGGAAGAACATGATCGCGACAGGTTGGACATTTTCCATTCATTAATATACTTTTTAAGAGACATTTACCACAATAGAGATGGTAACAGCAATCCACCATGGTTGGATATTCTGAACGCTCAAGACACACCACACATTCATTATCATCCACGTTTCGACGAATGAGAGCATGTTTTTGAGGGGGGTGCTGAGAACAATACTCATCTACCGGTTGAAAAGCCACACCGAGAGATTGAAATAAATGAGGGATTTTATTGGAATGAATAACGGGTTCTAGATTTCTTGATAGATAATAACTCATTAGCGAATGAAGTGAAATATTTGGTCTACAATAAATCGTCTCTGTATGAGGAGAAGCCAGTTGAAGATTTTGTCGAACCCATTCATCCGAATTTCGCAATACCATAATATACCTCGAAGAATGATAAAATGTTAAATATTCCTTAAAAAAACCAGATGAAACCAGAGATCCATCGTAATGCGATGATTGTGTCTGTGATAACCACGATTCCAATTCAGGATGTAACGATTGAGTTAATAGCACTTTATCCTTCAAATGATATAAAGATGCACGATGAAATGATGCATTCTTAAATAACAGTGGAATCCATTGATTTGTAATTAACCAGAGGAATTGGAACTGTAAGGGGGGGTCGGAAGAGTTCATATAAATCGAGGAGGCTTCATCTACAAATATTTGATTCCATTGAATATTATTTTGTTGAGCATATTCGTGTACATATTTATAGCATTTATTCGTGGTAATAACAAATGAACTCTCTGTCATTTCTTTCGCCAATTCACCGTCTCTCAATTGTCTACGAGTTTCAATCGCCACATGCTTTAATGTAGTATGTCTTTGGATTTCATTTCTCCATTCCTGAAATAAATAATGTGGCACAATAATTAAATTCGCAGCCGGTTTATCCGATAATGTATAAATATCGTGCGAATAAAAATAGCGCGAGGAATACGGAGTTAATTCGCACCCCATACGCGGCGAATGATCACGGCGATAAGATGCGAGATAAGCCAATACGCTTAACGTTTTTCCAGATGCAATTGGATCGGCTACAATACCAACCTTCCCCTGAATGGCCTTTGTTCCAATCAATATGCCCCGCATCATTTTTTCGTGATATTCGTGCATTCTTTGAACCATTGTCATTTGATGGGGGAATAAGTGTGTTCGAATTCCATCAATTACCGGTTGGTCATAAATACATGGAATCAACGTATTATGATATACTTGATTCAATATAACTAACTTTTCATAATAAAATGGATCTGCCATACCTCTTTACTATAACCATCGATTATATCTTTTAGATAATGATCATGTGATCCATCTAGGATAATTGGAGATAGAATTGACGAATCAGGGGATTTTTCACTATCTGTTTTAATTCGAACGGGGATTCTCTCATTCGTAGTTCCTTTCTTATTTGCTGACTGGTATTTTCTTTTCTCATTCTAAATTTATCAACTGTGTTGTCACTATGACATATGACAAGAATCGTCTTCTGAGGGTCCAATTGAATCATTGGATGTTTATAATCATCCAGAAAAGATGACTCTTCTGCATGAGTGACATACTCATTGTAAAAATGCGTATCTCCATAACTTTTTCTCCATGCCATGGTACCATTTGTTGCATGGTTTGGATGGTATGGACCAGAAATCATAATCTTTCGAGTATCATGGTAATATAAATACATTTCAGATGATCCCGCCAGATCGATCTGTGGGTATTTCTTAAACCCGTTTACAACGGTTTGGACCCGTTCAGGGGGGTAATAATCATCATCGTCCATTGCAATAATGATTTTACCTCTGGCTTCACGATTCAATAGGTTTCGCTTTGCACCAATCCGAAGTTTCTCATAGGAACGTATGTATCGAAGATTAGGAATTTGATCCATTACCGTCTGGAATAAATCCTCTACACAGTCCTTACCATCATCTACAATAATCCATTCCATTTTATTCTTGGGATATGTTTGATTTTTATATATCTCAATTAAAATCGGTATAAATTTACGACGATTATAGGTCGGTGTCACAACCGATACTTCAATTTCTGACATTGTATGACCCTGTGCTCTTCTCCTTATTTAGGCTCTTTTTACTATTGTATAGGATATTGGATCCTTCCTCTTAAAACCATGAGTTCGACTCGGATGAATTTTCATTTACTTCAACGGGTATAGGTTTATGCAAGGTCTCAAAATTTTTTGCAATTTTATCTAGACGCCCTTTAAATGGATCATTTGTCTTAATTTTCTGTAAATAGGGAAAGGAGTTATCGAGTTGTTCTTGATACATCGCCATTCTTTCTGCGATCTCATCGTCTTGTCCCATTTTGAAATTACCACCATACTGTAAAGGGCCTGAAAATGCACTTAAGATACGACTCTTTGGTTTATCGGTGAGAACTGGCAATAAGGAATACAGAGTTGGCATAATTAAACGCTTTGGATTTTCAGACATTTCGTTGATATAATAATCATAGATACGTTTTCCTGTATAAAAGATTGCTAAAAAGGTGATTGCTCCGTTTGATATGGCGCATGCCACTAGCGTTATAATAAAAAATGATAAACGAACCTGAATAGGATACATAATCGAATCATTTGCTACCAACGATGCTAAAAATAGACAAATGGCAGGTTTCATTAGCATAGGTAAATATCTCACTGCATTTCTCCATATCTGCTTAGGAATATTCTTATAATTAAACGCATTTGGATTAGGACTTTCCGCTTTCTCGATCTCATCTTCTAACCTCCATTTTAGTTCCTGCATAGAATATGTATTCTTGACCTCCTCCATCATGATCTCTTCCATACGTCTTCTCTCCTTCCATACCATGGAGTCATTCGTATTCGGACGTTCCCGATAACGTTTAAAATAGTCAGTAAGTTGCGATAGAATATCATTTCTAAATTCCTCTTCATTTTCCATAAGAAATGCCATCGCCTTCTCCTCTTCCGTCTGAGGTGGCTTGATAGGCTCGATTTCTTTCTCCTTTTTCTCCTTTTCTTCCGCAAACTTCTGAGCCTCTGGATCCTCTACTGCCTCATTTATTTTGTAACTGACTTTATTTTTTAACTTGGTAAATATTGAATCCGACATCCTATCGTGCTTCTATACTTTATTATGACAATACAGCGCACATTATAGGGCATACTTGAGTCCACCCATACCCGATGCAATGGAGACCCAATTCAAACTTTCTACATAAATGGTAATATCATACTGATACAGTGATGTCGGAGGAAGAGGATATACATTCAAATCCACTTGAAAGTTCTTAATACGGCTACTATTCAAACTACCATTCGGTTGTGTGGTAGGAGAATTCAATGAAAATGGATAAACGATAATATCGGATATTGGATTACCCCGTAGATATTTCCAAGGAACAACTTCTGTAAAATACTGGATCGGTTTCTCCTCTTGCAATGGATTTCCATCCCCTAAAATGGTTAATCCTCGAAGAATTGAACGTTGCGCATTTAATACCAATCGACCCGATGATGCATACAGATTTGTATAAGGCGTCCATCCACCCTGTGTGGCCAAATAGGGGGGTTTAGAGGGGTTCACCCAATTGGTTAAATTCATCAATTCATTTCGCTGAATGATCGAATCCGAACGACGCGGTAAAATTAATAAACGTTCAATCGGATTATGAGTATCTAATTGCGTTAATTGTCGTTGAATCACAGACTGTATCTCATAGCGCGTCACCTGACGAATCAAATACTGAAGAGGCTCGGATGAGAATTGTGTTCGCTCTTCGTCTGTCAAATAGACATACGTCATTTGAATCTGAGGCTGTAATGGCCATGTATTCAATAATGGAGCGGGTGTTCCAATATCCGTTAAAAACTGATTGATTGTAATATCTGAAATATCAGAAACCGACGTATAATAGGAATTTTGTGGCTGGAGAGGGATAGGAGATTCATTGTATTCGTATCCAGGTGCAACCATATTTCCATTTCGATCCAAGATACGATACAATTCACGAATCGGTCTCAATGTGATTCGAATCTCACATTCATGATACTGTAAGGCCACCAAAGGGAGTGATTCATAGGTCGATTCAGAAAACCAAAAAGGCAATGGAACTTGGATTCGACGACCTGAGATGGAGGGACGATTTACATTCGGAGGATTTGTGGTTGATCCCGTAGGCCCGTTATTATTATACACCAATGGGTATCCCTTACCTGTGGATCCACCACCATACATTCCATTAGCAGGATCATTTAATTCAGGAGTATTTCCAACGAGGCGTTCCCATTTCTTAAATGCAATATCGTCCAAATCACATTGCGCTTTTGCAATCAAATAGGCTCCATCAAACTCTTGAATTCGCTGACCACCAATGTAGCATCCAACACTCTGTATCATATGACATCCAATGTAATTGACCCATGCGAAATTGTATTGCGAAGTTCGTGAACCTTGTGGTAGGGAAATATACTTACAGTAAATATCGGGTAACTGAAAGGTGAAATACATATCACGAACCAATTCAGCAATTCGCTGGATTTTACAGCGAATCTGGATCGGCTGGTCATACGACAGATCCTGTGGACCATCTACTGCAAAGGATACAGACTCTTCCGAAAAGTGGGAATATTTCTTATAGGTCTTATAAAAGTAGGTAAAATCAGGATTTCCACTTAATAACGTATTTTGTGCTCCGTAGGCTACTAATGCAAACAGACCACCACCTGGCATTGCTATTGATCCATAATAAATATCTGTATGCTTTACAACGCTTACAGATATATATTTTTAGAAGGGATAGTAGTTATAATCAAAGACTTAGAAGGAACTTGACCACCATGTATCCGCCAAATAGGGAGGAACATCATTCATCAAGGACGAATCCATTTCGGAAGATGGTCCTTCATTCATTAATACTTGGATCTCTCCATAGGTTAAAGCATAGTTAAAATAGGTTAAGCGACTCATCATACCCTTCATCGCACCAAACATATCAAATCCATTGTCATCCACGGACGTAACCTTATCTTTCTTTAATGATAATCTGCGCTGACTGAAACAAACAATATCCTGATAGTTCTGATAAGGCGCAAACCCATCAAATGCCATCTTACGAGATAAATTGCCATTTACATAGATCTCAAGGGCGTGATTCTGACAAACAATGGTAATATGAGCCCATTTTGAAACGGGAATATTTTGAACCTCCACATATTGATTCCACCCCTTAAATGTATTCATATATACACGAAGTGTATTTGTATCGGATCTCATAAATACACCAGGACCCATCAATGGAAAGGGTTGTGCATAACCCTTATGGAACATATGAAGAAGTCCATATTCTTGACGGAATGTAGAAGGATGAACATACAGATAAAAAGAATAACTAAATTCAACACCCGTTTTCTCGTTATTTGATAATGCAGTCGGTTTCGAACGGGGAACATTTGGATTCTGTGAAATAGTGATGGATTTATCGTCCATATTATAGGTAAAAGGCAGTAAAACGGTGCGATTCATACTTAACCGGTTCAAATAGGTATAAATCAATTCTACCGTAAATAGAATGATGTAGACCACAAATACCATAGCAATACCATACAATGCCTGTTGGGTTAATCCCTTTGATGAATTGGACGACGCCGTATTGTTTTTGGGACCATTAAAAAGACTAGTATCAGACATTCCTATTTATCATATTATAGTATTTATTTGGAGTCTACTGATATATTTACTCCAATTTTAAAGATAGAGCGAAACCAATCACCCAGTGTACGAATGGGTTCTGGGCCGGCAATATAACTTCGATAGACAGCCTCTGGATTTAATGCAGCATCATACATGGAGGTAGAAGCAATAAATCCACCAAATCCACCATAAGATAACAAATAAGCAGAGTAACCACCTGCATCCACCTTGTAGAAGGAGGGTAATACACATGAACGGGCCAATTTACCGTCCATGTATACATCCGCTGTGCGTCCATTGACTGCTACAGTAATATTTACCCAACGCTGAAGATCCAATTCTGGCAGATCACACATGGGAGATGAATCTAATAATCCGGAATCTGTCTGTAAACTCTCAAATGTGGTCTTCAATGTGGTAACCGTAAGTGACTCTTCTGGGGCTTGATTCGTGTTTGTTGGCACCGTATTAACAGACGAATTCACCTCCTTTGTCTGGATGCGAACATGGAGTTTTGGACGACGGCCTCCCAAGTAGATTCGAATGGTATCAAAGTTGGGTCCTCCCATGCGAAAGATGGACTTATTGCGACCGGCGCGATGATTCCAATTCGATATATAAATCCACGTTGACACTGTAAATTCACCACCCTCATAGATCATAGGCAACTTATCTGAACTGATCACAATGGGTTTTGAGGGCTCCACATCGGCTGGTTTATTTCCAGTCAATAAATCAAACTGATTTGCGGTGGAGGGTCCAAATAGATACTGATACAAATAATAGATACCAAGTAAACCTGTAAAGAAAATTACATAAGGTATCAGCCGAGCCACAGGCGATGAATTATTCGTCTGATTATTCATTCTTCTGTCAATTGCGAGGATATTCTATTTGGATATGTCCCATCAAGCATAGAGTGACTTCCATTCATATAAACGTTTTGTGGGTGGTTTTGTAACTGGATCACATGGTAATCCGGGTAGGCATTTTGCCGTAATATTAAAGATAGGAAATTCAGGAGCATTTAATTGATGTAAAGGGTTCCATTTCATATCCACGACCATTCCATTGGTATCTACATGCGCAGTTCTTTCGTGATCGACTTCCGAGGGTGATAATCGACGAGAATTGGTTTTTACATGAATAACCGTTCCATTCAGTCCTTCGTTTCCTACAGATAATGGACTAGCAATCACCACCGGATAATATTCTAAACGCTGAGATGCTACAATACGATTATCATACATCACATCAAATCGTCTACCCTCGCGAAGAATCGCGAGATAGACCCATTTCTGCCTTGGAATGGTAGGCAATGTTATGGTTTCCGTTTTAATTTGCCCTGCTTGTTGTGTTTTGATACGTAAACGAGCGCTATATCCCTGTTTATCTTTTCCTGATAGAACAACCTCAAAATGCCAGTTATTTTCCACTTGAAGAAGTGGAATATACTCTTCATGATGTGTTATTCTTGCCGTCTTGTCACCCTGATTTAAATAGAAAAAACCCATAACGGTTGAACCTGATGATCCCAATAGTTCCGTTTGGACACGGTCAGGCATCATAATGTTCTTTTTTTTCTTTAAGGGCGTCATATCGGACACTAATTCTTTATTTCCATCACTCGGATAAATATGATACACAATAATGTAGATCGTTATTGAAATTATGATTCCAATTACGATTAAGATGGGTGTTTCAGGCATATCTCTATTACTAACTACTTACTTATTTTATGGTGAAGAAGTAGGCAGGGGACAGGAAGAAGAACCAGGCATGGGTCCTGCTCCCATTTCCTCTGCAGTGCTAAGAGGTGGGGTTGAATCACGAATCTCAGGGGTGGTCAAGATTCGCGACCATACTTTTAAATTACGATATCTTGCAATATTTGCCTCGTTATTCGATGCTGGATAAATACTTCCTTTTACATCCATTGGGGAAGCATGGAACATCGATGTTTTCACCAAATGGCCATTCAAATAAACCTCGAGTGCCTTCTCCATCACGACGGCCGTTAAACGGAATGGTTCTTGAATTGGAATATTGGGTAAAATAACCGCCTCCATTTGTTTATCCTTGTTGAGAACGGAAATAATCATATCATTTGTATCTGGTTTGAGCGCGATGGCAAAATTATATTGATCCAAAACCCCAAGAAGTGTATCGCCTGATGGAGTGGCCTTCTTGATTGCACCGCGCGTGAGTAACAATCGTGGATAAGAAGCAAATTGAAGTGGATTTTGAATAAACATGTCCAGTTGAAGGGTATAATCAAATGATTGGTTTTGAATGGGTAAATCTTCGCTTTTAATCATACCCGTATTTCCATCTTTCCAAAATAATATACCATCATCCCATCCTGGGACAGGGATAATTCCGGGTAAACCAGGCTTCCATTTAAATACAGGTCGAATGAAAAAATGGACAAATAATAATAAGACGAAAACTACAATAAATACAGCCAATAGATAGGTTAATATTCTCTTAATTGCATCTGACCAACTCCCCGAATTCATTGCAGATGGCGACCATCCTGATGCAAATCCTGAAGTTGTATTTCCAAATGTAAACGGTGTAAATGATCCAGAGGATCCAGATGATCCAGAGGATCCATTTGATCGACCTGTGGTGGTTCCTGTAGCATTGGAACGATTTGCTTTATTGGCGGCTCCAAATAAATAGGGTGTTAAATTCAGACTGGTCATGTCTTACCTCTGATTAATATCAGGTAATTTTACTTGATTTGATAAACTGCATACATGGTTCCTCCAATAATTGATAGTAAAATTGATCCCGTGATAAATCCCTTAACAAAGGAGCGATAATCTACTTCATCTAAATCCTCCTTTGTCCAAACAGGTGAACGGTCTCTTCGGCCTAGACGCTGATAATAGGATAAAACTTCTTCTAAACGCCACTCTTTCTTCCCAAGGGATTGATTCACTTTATTATGAATCATGACCGTCCATTTGATTAGATCGGTTCGAGAATCAAGAAAGGGAGTCAGTGGATTTTCTGCTAAATGTGTCTTATAATGGTCCCGACAGACAGAACAAGGTAATAAAAATGCAAGAGATTCATAAAAATCCTTCGCACATTTCTTATCCGTATAGGTTGGATTTTTAGGATATCCAATGGCAACAATATGGATGGTGTGCCAAAAAAATGGGCCCCAAACGGTCGGTGGAAATCTCATTTTCAGGTGTTCTCCTCTATCATTATCCCTTTTATTGTCTTCTCTCCATCCACTCCACACACCCCCTTATGGGTTTGGATATAAAGACATGATCCCCTATACCCACAAGTCTTCTTTATTCCATTCAATGGAATCGTCTGTATTATCTAATCCATTACGTCCAGCCTATTGCACCAATTGTGGTCAAACAGGTCACATTTTTCGGAATTGTTTATCGCCAGTTACAAGTTATGGTATTATTGCTGTAAAATATACAGATGATCTTCTTCAACAATGGATGTATTCTCCTCAAGCATGTATTGTCCCCTCCTGTAATTCCCTTCAATTTCTGTTAATTCGACGGAAAGATTCTCTGTCCTTTATTGAATTTATTCGTGGAAAATATGCTCATTCGGATGAGGAATACATTGCCAAACTATTAAGGAATATGACACAACAGGAACAAGAACGTATTTTACAGTCTACTTTTTCAGAGTTATGGTATCAAATTTGGGGTGAACTATCCACCATGAAATCTCATAAAAATAATTATGAAATGTCTGAAAAGCGATTCCTTCAATTAACAGAGTCGCTTCCTCGTTTAGTGAAAGAGAATCCATCTACATGGACCGAACCTGAATGGGGATTTCCAAAGGGACGACGGAATCCCCATGAATCGGATCTTCATTGTGCCATTCGCGAATTTCAAGAGGAGACGGGTATCAAACGGCATGATTTTCAAGTCATTCAAAATACACATTCTATCTCAGAAACCTTCTTTGGATCAAATCATGTTCATTATTGTCACAAATATTATTTAGCGATTTGTTCCCCTACACTACAAGTTCAAATTCAACAACAAAATCCACACATGTTTCGAGAAATTGGTGATATTCAATGGTGTTCGCTGGAAGATGCCATTTCAAAGATTCGTCCGGATAATGTAGAAAAACGCGAGATCTTATTAAAGGCTGGTAAAATCCTTAAAAACTTTTATCCTGTGTATTCCTTTGATTCTCCTAAATTGTCATAGTCCTTCCAATAGATCTTTATCGCTATTCTTATTTCATTTTTTGGCGTTTTTGTCTAAAAATGAAATATGTAGTTATAGATAGCAATGGCATCGGTTAATGGTAAACGTCTTGCCAATCTAACGAATCAAGAATTAAATGCCCTCATGAATGCTACCAATAATGAGGACAAAGCAGATCCAATTCGTAGAGAAATGGTCAAACGAGGCATGCTAGATCCTTCTGTGCTCAATAATGATCCATTAGGATCAAGTTCCTTTGATCCACTTGCTGAATCAAATACGTATGCGCCGATTTCTACCTCCCTCCATACAAATAAAGTGAACAAAGAGGGTAATCAAGATAACGACGATAACGAGGATAACGAGGAAAAAGAGAAAGAAAATGAGGAAGAAGAAACCGATTGGGATTCTTATAATACATCTACCCTACAGGATTTTCTACTTGATCCCGACTTAGATGACGAAACACGAGAAACGATTCAAGAGGTAATTGATGCTCGTCTTCTACCCAAACCATCCGCACCTGCACCAGCACCAGCACCAGCAAACGTCTCAGTAGAGTCCGATGAATCAGAGGAATCAGAGGAAGAGCCAGAAGACGATGTGGAAGATATGTCTGTCGATGATTTGCAATTCTTATTGGATAAATACACAAAAAGTGGTGATCCATTTATGATCTATGAAATCAAAAAACAATTAAAAAATAAAGGGGTCAATATTGAACTTGGAAATGATCCAGCCATGATTCCCAATGAACCAGAAGAGGAAGAAGTTGAAGAGGAAGAAGTTGAAGAGCCCGATAACAATGAGTCAAATGAGGATAATGATGATAGTAGCACAAGTAGTGAAGAAAGTCTTGAACTAATCGATGAAAATGAAGATAGCAACGAAGAAGAACCAGAAGAGGAGCCAGAAGAGGAGGAGCCAGAAGAGGAGGAGCCAGAAGAAGAGGAGCCAGAAGAAGAGGAGCCAGAAGAGGAGGAGCCAGAAGAGGAAGTGCCAGAAGAGGAGGAGCCAGAAGATAAGGTGAATGAATATCCAAAGCAAAGTGCTCCTCTACCAGCAGATAACTATGTGTCTGATGAAAAACAGGAGGCAATTCATGTGAATGAGAATGAAGATGAGAATGTAAATTGGAACTCTTATTCTGTGAACACATTGCGTAACTTTTTATCTGATCCAGATTTGAATGACGAAACACGAACAAGAATTCGTGGGATTATTAATTCTCGCCTTTCACCCAAAGCATCTATTGCATCTTTTTCTACTGCGAATCAACCTATTCCTCCCCCTGTAGTCACACAAAAACCAGTAGAAGAAGCAGAAGAAGAGGCGGAAGAAGAGGCGGAAGAAGAAAAGCCTGTAGAAAAGGAAATACCAATCCCATCATCATCCTCTCCACCCATTGCCCCTATATCGGAAGCCAAACCTCCATCCATAGAGGAGATCGCTGATGAAAAAGAGGAACCATTACATGGACGGTATATGAGTCTCCCTACAGAGGAGTTATTAGCAGAATGGGATAAAGAGACAGATTTCTCAAAACGCAATCGTCTGATTAAGGTATTACAAGTCAGAAATTTATTTCCCCATACAAGTATTACAGAACTTGAAAAACAATCGGGAATCTATCCAGATACACTCGATCCTGAGTTTTTACAGAAATTACTCCTCAAACGGGAGTTTGCCGAATCTTTACAATCAACGTGGAAACCAAGGACAGACCCCTGTAAGGATGATCAAGTATTTGAGGTGACACCTGTTCAGCGTTTTGTATCCAATTGGCTGTCTCCTAAAACACCCTATCTATCTGCCCTTCTGTTTCATGGTGTTGGTGTTGGTAAAACATGTGCAGGTATTCAAATTACGGAAGCATGGTTAGAACAATATCCATCCAACCGTGTATTTATTATTTGCCCACCCACCATTAAACAGGGCTTCATTAAAACGATCTTTGATATATCAAAAGTCGTAATCGGAACCAAAAATGAACCGAATACCGCCTCTCAATGTACTGGTGTTACGTATATGAAACTTACAAATACACTGTTTGAACGAGATAAAGATAAGATTGAACGCGCAGTCACGCGACTCATCAATCGTCGCTATAAAATCATCGGCTATGTAGCCTTTGCGAATTATATCCGTGATCTTACAAAGCATATTCCCGCCGCATTATCACAAGAAAGAAAAGATGAATTAAAATACAAGGCGATTCGTGACGAATTTAGTCATCGCCTTGTTCTGATCGACGAAGCGCATAATTTGCGTGATGTGACAGATGAAAGCAAAAATGCGGACGACTATGCTGGAGGAAAAGAGGAAGAAGATGATGCTACGAATGGAAAACTTCTGACCCCCTACCTTCGCCAAGTCCTGGAATATTCAGAGGGAATGAAATTTTGTATGTTGACGGCTACGCCTATGTATAATAGTTATCGTGAAATCATCTTTGTATTGAATCTGTTACTAATGAATGATAAAAAGGCTACGCTTCGCGAATCAGATATTTTTACAAAGGAAGGGCAAATCCAGCCTCAAGGCGCCGAACTCTTATCAAAGATCGCTAGACAATACATTAGTTTTATGCGTGGTGAAAACCCTCTGTCCTTTCCCATTCGCCTTTTCCCAGAAAATACACCCCCCCTTGTCGAATATCCCTCATTGAATCCCCGTCGTGTAGTGATCCCCGAAAAAGAGCGTGGATATTACCGTCGTCTTCCTATGGTTCATATTCCCTTACAGGGTGATGTTCTTACTGTATCAGAAGAACTTACAAAGGGTCTCCCTCCTGGTATGGGACTAAATACCATGGTTCTTGCAAAACTGGTTCAAGCAGGAAATATTGTTTTCCCAGAAACCGTTGCAACAAAAGGTAATTCGATAGAAGCATATAGTAAGCGCATTGTGGCAGACGCCCTTAAGACCGTATTTACAAGAGAAGTGGTTGATGGAAAGGTAAAATACCGTGCAAAAGAAGTAGACCCTAATTGGATGGTGGTTGGAAATCTGGCGCGGTATAGTCCCAAGTTTGATTTTTTTATTCGTCGGATCAAAGAAACAGAAGGATGTATTTTTGCCTATACTCGATTTATCAACGGAGGAGCTCTTCCTCTTGCCCTTATTTTGGAAGCCAATGGATATACCATGTATGGCAGACGCCCCACAGAGGGCCTACTCGCAAATGGTATTCAGGTGGAAGGTGGAAGACAATGTGCACGATGTCCGCGAAAGGAGAGAGAGCATGGTAATGGCGCTGGACATGAATTTACTCCCGCCTATTACGGCCTTTTGACGGGTGATAACACACTCTCTCCACGAAACGATTTGACGATCGCCGCACAACGCGCATTTACAAATGCAGAGGGTATTCAAATGAAAATCATTATTGGCTCGCAAATCGCCTCCGAAGGTGTTGACCTGCGTTTCATTCGTGAAACACATGTGATGGATTCTTGGTTTCACTTGAATAAAACAGAACAGATTCTTGGTCGTGCCATTCGTTATCTTTCACATTGTGCTCTTCCAAAAGAGAAGCGAAATAATACAGTTTATCTGTATGCTACCCATTTTCCTAAGGAGTCCCCTCTACAGAATCGAGAAACAGCCGATTTATACAGTTACCGTCTTGGATTTAATAAGGCCGTTACGATTGGCAAAGTCACACGTATTATGAAACAGTCAGCGATTGATTGCAATTTGAATCGACAGGCGATTGTTATTTCAGGTGAGGAAACCGTTCGTCAAATTGACAGTCAGAGGATGGAACGATCTCATGTGAATATTAATGACATGCCCTTTACTGCTGTATGCGATTGGATTGAAACCTGTGATTATACCTGTTCTCCACAGATTAATGTTGCTGGACAGACAGAATTGGACGATTCTACCTATGACGAATATGCAGCCCGATGGAGAATGGAAAAAATACGTCGTACCGTTCAACAATTATTTCAACGACAACCTTTTTATTCTTCCGAAGATATCTGGGAAATCTTTTCAAATGTTCCACGATTTGTGATGGTCGATCTTCTTCGTTCCATTATCGACAATAAAACCTTTCAAATCACATATCAAGTAAAGAATGGATATATTCGTTATTGTAATGGTTATTATATGTTTCAACCCAATGTATATATGGATTTAACAATTCCATTATCTATACGTGTAGGTCGATTCCCCATTAAACGTGATATCTATTTACCCGTGGAGTATGATTTGCCAGACGTAGAGGATCAGGAGTTATTAGCGGATACATTAAGTTCTATTGAGGAGGTCTGGAAAGCAATGGTGGGATGGGTAGATGAATTAACTTCTCAGCGCAGATACACCCCTCTCCCTGATGAATTGGAACAGCGACGTCTTCTTGTCTCTCAAGGAGACAAGGAGTTATTGGATTACTATCAGCACACGGTTGAGATGATACAATGGTTTCACGAATCGTTTCATAAATCTCAACGTAGTGAGACTGATGCAAATGCTTTTCGCAAAACATTGTTATTTTATTTATGGGACGAATGGCTAAAAATCGACGAACAATTATATCTCATTTATTCATCCGATCTCCGTGAAGATCAGAGTGTATTGGAATGCATTCGTGAGAATGAATATCAAATGGGAAGACTCTTAGTGCGCCGTTTTTACCATCCTGAACATGATACTGTCATTCATTTATGTGAAAACGGGGATGAATGTAAACAGTCCGTCATCGATGCTGTAAAGCGGGATGCAACCGATCCAATCAATTCTTTTATTGTGACACCCCAAACCACTGGATTGTTATATGGATTTCTTATCTCTAAAAATAAGGAGTTGACGTTTAAAACGGGTGAGCCGACGGAGGATGGTAAGGTAGGTCGTGGATTAGAATGTGGCAATGTAACAAATAAGACAGGGCATATTCGACATTTAATCCGGATTGGCGAATGGTTGGAAAGTTCAGGTCGTGGTCATTTTGATCTTACAAATGTTGTATTGTTAGCGGATATGAGACGATCGATAAAGGGAACATCACGTCTATGCACTCTGATCGATCTTTTCCTTCGATTTTTGGATCAAATCCGTTTGCGGCAACGAAGATGGTTTTTCCGACCACTTGTTGCGAGTATTATTGGTCATTCGGGATCCTTACGCACAGGAAAGAAACGCTAATCAGTCATCCATTCTCTTTATAAAATTGAAAGATGGTTTCTCTTCTTTTTATTTAAAGCCTAAACTCTACATTGTAGAGAAAACCATCAACGCATAGTAGCATTCACCATGGAGTCCGTTGTCTTCTTTGAAAAAAAATTGTTTTTGAGCCCTACTGATTTTAATCTGCTTAAGACCACTAAGTTGGATGAAATCTTATTAAAGAAGGGCAAAGAGTTACTGGAAGGCAAATGTTCTGAACATGGGTTTGTTGTTTCCGGATCCATCAAGATGATTTCACGCTCGATGGGGTATTTTGAATCCGCCCGTTTTACAGGCGATGCAGTATATTATGTTAAAATGGAAGGTCGCGTCATCTATCCAGTAGATGGCCACGAGTTAGTGGGCGAGGTGATTCGTAAAAATAAAATGGGTCTCTACGTCAATTACAAGGATGCCATTCATATCCAAGTTCCACGCGATCTTCATCTAGATAATGAAGAATACGACAGTGTGGAAGTCGGTGAATACATTCGTGTGGTAATCAAACGTTCAAAGTTTGCGGTCTACGACCCATATATTTTAGCCAGCGGTCTATTCCTTGAAGTTGCAGATGAAGAGGATCAAAATGAAGAGGATGATAACAACGACGACGACTATGATACCAATTTGGAAGAGCAAGAAGAGGAAGAGCAAGAGGAAGAGCAAGAGCAAGAGAAAGAGCAAGAAGAGGAAGAAAAACAAGAGCAAGAGGAAAAATCAGAGGAAGTGGGTGTATGAATGAATTCTCCAAATAAATGGATCACGGTGCGCTTGTTAGAATGAAGTTGATATCTTTACAAAAATAGGATTCATACAATATAACAACATGTCGTCTTATGAAGAAAAGAAAAACATTTTTGAAGATATAAAATTACTCGCTAGACCTGAACAAGAAGAACTCTTTCGAATTATACGAAGAATGAAAGAAACCTATACTGAAAACTCAAATGGTATTTTTTTTGATCTAACCCTTATTTCGGAACCTACATTTATCCAGATCAGAGAATATCTAAAATTCTGTTTACGGACACGTCAAGAACATGAAGATCGTCTCAAAGAACTTGAATCCATTCGCATCCAAAATGAACAATATTCCGATGCTCCAAAAGATGCAGGACAATCATAAAAATCGATTGACCTAAAGGATTGTAATATGATATACAGTAAAGATGACGAGTAAGCCAAAAGTCTATCAGAATTATCGATTCGATGAATTGATCTCTTTTTCAAAACAAAATCCCCATCGGGCTCGGGCACTTGCTCCGATCGGTATTTTATCAGCACATTCACCCCCCTCCCAAGAAACTACATTTAATGGTTATGGATTGGATGGATATACAGTATACGATTTGCAGCCATCAGGACTGTTGAGTCTGTTGGTCTGTATGGACGATCCGCAGGCCTATTCTCTGTCTACTCCATCGATTCGTATCCAGCAAACCATCGAATACTGCACTAAACTTCAGCAAAAAACCGATGAATTGCGAAATGGTCCATTGGCTCGCAAGAGAAAGAGAATTTATGAACTATTGGCCGCAATTTATAATGAATCCACTAAATTGGAGGAAAAGGACTATTTGGATCTGTATCATGCCATTGAATATTTTAAGAACTGCCATTTTGTTCTAATGAATCGTGTTGTCCAAGAAAGTATGGAAACAGATAAAAAACAGGATCAAACACACAATCAAATTCTATTTTCTTCGAATCCAATTCTTTGGAAAAGAGATCATCCCATTTGGATCGCAGACATTCGATGTCGATGGATAGCAATCCCTACGGATACCTCTGTAGATCTACATACCCAACTCCTTCCATGGCTATCTAACATGGAAAAACAAGAGTGGGTTATTCAATGGCCAGAAGTGGAAGGCACCAAAACAGAAATGGTAGAACAACTTTCCACTCTTTCTACATGGCAAGAGACGGATAAAAAACTAACGAAAGATCTCTTGGCGGTTCGTCTCGGAAAACATCGTACACTTCAACTCTTTGAAAAATGGAACAAGGTGCATAATGAAACGGTATAGGGACTTAAATAGGATAGCGGAGTTCTCTTTTTTAGAAAGAATGATTAGTATGATGGCTTCTGATAATGTGGTGGGAACTCATGTTCTTGTTAATGTTTACGATGTGCCCCATGCAGAACTTCTGACCCATTTGGACTCGGGAATTTCCACATTGGATTCAATCGTTCGAGAATTACAATTTCATGTAGTCGCCCAAGCAGGTCATCAGTTTTCTCCCATGGGATATTCCTATGCCTATGTCTTATCTGAGAGCCATTTTACGATTCATACCTATCCTGAGTATCAATCCTGTTATATTGATATGTTCTGTTGTAATCCAGCATTTGATCCTGCCACGGCGGTTCGAGTGATCCAACAAAAGTTTAATACAGAAAATGTTCGATATCAAGTGATCCGTCGGTAGCATACGATTCTTGTCATTTTTGCTACAATTAAAATTGAAAGATACAAGAGGTGTCTAAAGTGTAGGCTATCATAGGTTATACTTAAGGCACTTTTATCACTTCCTACTTATTAGAGAATGGACTTGACTGCGGACCAATCTACCCGAATTAAAAAGTTTATCCAAGACTGGGCCAATGACCCACGAATGGAATTGGAAACAACATTCGGTGTCGGTGGTGTAGTGGATTCCACAACTTTCCTTCAGATTGCGCAACGACTTCGAGCAAAGGGTTTTAAACCAAATGCTCAGGAGGATCGTCTCAATATCATTACTCCGAGTCATATGCGTTTTACACTGGAGGGTCTTGGAATTTTACAATCCTATTGTAAAGATGATACACTTACCAATAAGACATTTACTGTTATGATAAAAGATCGGGCTGCTCCCAACAGCAACATTGACATTGACGAATACGATGTTCGTTTTAAAATGCGCCGCGAAGAGGAACTAGGACGGGATCATCCTCGTGTCGTAGAAACACTTAAGAAATGGCAGCGTGAACGCAAAGCCTATCGTCTGATTCGGCGCTGGAGTTTTGAAGGGAAAGGAGTCCGCATGGATCTTTCTATGGTTCGACAGACCGTTGCCGTTACTAGCGAGCCTGCAGAAGATCAAAAGGGTAAATCAAAACCGAGAACCAATTTTGATTGGTCCACCTCATTTCTTGAAAAAAATATTTTACAACAACTCCCCCGTTATGAAGTGGAAGTCGAACTCTTGCGCGATGAATTTACTTCTACTCCTGAACTAGCGCTCAAAGCACTGATCTCAGGTGTAGGAGAGGTATTACGTGCCATCCAAAAAAATTCACTCCTTCTTCGTAAATCGATTGCAACCTCCATTCGAAATGAATACCATGAACTGGTTCAGGGCCCCAAATTCCGTGGTGTTGGACCCATCACTCTTGAAACGAAACACATGACTCGAGAAATCGATGAATCGACCGTGAATGTCCGTAGTGGATTCAATGTCACAGACAAAGCGGATGGATTACGCACCATGGGATATGTGTCCTCAACGGGTGAACTCTACCTTGTAGATCAGAGTTTGAACATTTACCGAACAGGACTACAAAATGAAAAATGTCGCAATAGCCTCGTGGACGGTGAATGGGTGACGTTGACAAAATCCCAAGAACCTATCAACCACTTTCTTCTCTTTGATATCTATTATGCAGCGGAGGGCGAATCCGTCTCACAACTTCCATTTGCTACCTTCAAGGATGATGCACGCGATATTGAAGGTAAATCACGTTATAACTCCCTCAAAGAGTGGTTTTCCGTATGGAATACGGACCTAAAAGTGGTTGCAAAAGGTGTCACTCCTGCAAATCGCCTCGTTATTGCGATTAAAGAGTTTCATTTTGCTCCGCCAGGCGAGACCATTTTCACAAGTGGATGTTCTCTCGTTCTTGATACCCCGCGTATTTATCATACTGACGGTCTTATTCTCACGAGCAACTCTGCACCCATTCCTGATGCTCTCGGTGTCCGTTTTGATCAGCAATTCAAATGGAAACCTGCTCGGGAGAATACAGTAGACTTCCTTGTCAGTTTTGATAAAGATCCTGAGTTTATGTCACTTGATCACATCCAGACAACGGAGCATCCTGTCACCCATGAGATCATTCAATACAAAACAATGCGTCTCTATGTAGGTGGAAAGAAGTCAAAAGAGGAGGCAAATCCACGACAGACCATTCTACAGCAATTACCTTTTATCGACGAGAATCAAAAACGATCACAATATCGTCCCATCCTCTTTCATCCCACCGACTATCCAAATACCATGGCAAATACATGCTACATTCAAGTGACCACCGATCCTGAGACCTATGAAGACTATGCACTTACGGAGGACTCCAAGGAGCCCATTCGTCATAATAGCATTGTTGAAATGCGGTATGATCCGCGCCGTGAACCAGGATGGAGATGGATTCCTTCGCGTATTCGTCACGACAAAACGGAGCGTCTTCAACGTGCAATCGTTGCTGCAAAAGCCAAAGATGGCGAGATTAAATATTCAGGTATGATGAACGATGAAAATGTGGCGAACAGTGTCTGGAATTCGATTCATGATCCGATCACAGAATCCATGATTCGCACAGGAAGAGAGGAACCTACAGAGGATGAACTCAAAGAAATGATGTCACCTTCCATTCAGCCAGAAGATGAGGCAAAATCTGATCTAATTGGCGCAAAATACTATGAACGTAAAGCCCCAAAAGAGAACATGGCCCTTATCAAGGGGTTACAAGATTTTCATAATAAATACATTAAAAATGAGATCCTTTTAAAGCGCTCACTTCTTGGATTTAATCGATCTATTGTTGATTTAGCCTGTGGTAAAGCAGGTGACCTCTATAAGTGGATTACCAATCACGCCGGTCGTGTCGTGGGTATTGATACTGCAAGTGATAATATTACCAATCCAATGGATGGCGCCTATCGCAGATACATGGACTTTCTGCGCGAAGGAAGAAGTCGCAAACCTCCGAAGATTGCCTTTGTAATTGGTAATAGTTCAAAGTCCATTATTGATGGCTCTGCGGGTGCCACGCCAGAAGAGCGCGATATCCTACGAAGTATCTTTGGGCGCGCTGAACCCGAAGGTCCAGTTCCTCCTTACATTCAAAATGAAATGGCAGGATCTTTCCGTGGAGGTGCAGATGTTGCAGCATGTATGTTTGCACTTCATTACTTCTTTGAGAGCAAGTCCACATTGGATGGATTCATTGAAAATGTAGGCAATGCGGTTAAAATCGGCGGATACTTTATTGGCTGCTGTTTTGATGGACAGAAGGTCTTTCAACTCCTACAAGGTATTTCTCGAGGAGAAACACGAACAGGATCGGAAAATGATGTCCCTATTTGGTCAATTACCAAAGAATACGAAGCCGACAATCTCACTGATGATGATGAGTCAATTGGTCTCGGTATTGAGGTTAACTTTATTAGTATTGGTATGACCCATAAAGAATATATTGTTCCTTTTGAACTCCTTAAAAAGAAACTTTCACGTGTTGGATTTCGCCTACTGAATACACAAGAACTGGCGGAACTCAATCTCGAAAGTAGCACAAACACATTTGATCGAAGTTATGAAATGTCACAAGAAATTTCAGATCCGAAATTACAAAAGAAATTCAAATTCTTCATGCCCAATGCGGTAAAGGACTTCTCATTCCTTAATCGCTGGTTTATCTTCAAGCGTCAAGGAATTACACAGGAGGAAATCGCGAGTGCACCCGCTTCTTCCGCAGCAATCCCTGCGGATGCCATGAATCAACGATTCGATATTGGTATCACAAAATATAATAAATCATATGCACGATTTAGTATCGTATCTTCTAGTCCATACAGCGTTCTCAAACCATGGGAAAAGAAATACGTAAATGATGCCTTTAAAAAATGGTTCCCTGCTCGACATGCCATTCGTCATATTGTGGATGCAACCGCACATATCGGCGTGGACACCATCAATATGTCTAATCAATTTCCAAATGCGGTTGTGGATGCATTTGAGGTGGTTCCTGAGACCTATGAGGCACTCGTTAAAAATATTATTAAGTTTGAAAAACAGAATTTCATTCGTGCTCACAACCAGGATATTACTACATGGGAACCGACGACCATGGTAGACTTCCTCTATGTCGATCCACCATGGGGTGGCAAGAACTACGATAAGGAAGATAGCATCGATCTCTTCCTTCAAAAAGAAGATAATGTTCACAATGAATCCAAAAATGTAAATTTCCTAATTGATCAATGGATTGAAAGCAAGCAGATTAAGGCAATTGTATTAAAAGCCCCCAAGAATTTCAATAAGTCCTATTTATCTGCGAAATATAAGGTAGAAGAGGAGAAAGTCCTAAATCGCGTAAAAGAAATTGCGTATACCCTTCTCTATATTCGCGCACCTGAAGTCCGAGCCGATGCAGTGGTTGAAGAGGCACCTGTGGTAGAAGAGAAAGAGGCCGAAGAAAAGAATGATCGTGATCTGTTTACCATTTTACGAGATCCAACAAAGACCTTTAAAGAAAAGGATCTGTTTATCTTTGGTCCCAATGTGGCGTTGCGAGACTCCTTGAAGGCAAAGGGGCGTCCTGCTCTTTCTCTGTCATTTGGACCGGAACACGCTGGACGCTGGTTAAGTCTCTCTACACCTTTCCCTATTCCAGATCGAGACCTGAAAGGAAAAGATGGTCAGCCGATTCTCTATCCCACGATGGAACACTATATGGCAGCAATGAAATATCAACATGCCTCCAATCATCCCGAATTGGTAATCCCCCTCTTTAGCACCATGGGCAATACGATTCATCAAAAGTTTATTACAAAGCGCCGTGAAAAGCGTGTTGTCTATGGATCACTTACTCCCGATGATTATAAGTTAATGGAGGAAGAAATCAAAGAAGTCAAACAAAAGATGACAAAGGAATTTACTGAAAAACAGCGTGTTGTATTTGATGATGCGAAATGGAATCGTCCCATTCGTAGCGATGATCCTCTTTCTCTCCGTGATCGTATTCTATATGATGCGTTCATGTACCGTTGGGAGAAGGATGACAACTTTCGTAAAATTATTGAGGAGGCTCGTGAACAGCATCGATACCTGCTCTACAATGTTGGGCCAGAATCGGAAAAGTCAGAATGGGCCGCAAAACTGGAAATTGCGGGGCCATCGAAGGGTCGCATCACGGGTGAGAATCGTATTGGATTTATGCTGATGGAAATTGCTAAATTTGATTGGTAAATATGCCAAAACAGCCTAAACAATTACACCTTTTTATTTATAAATCAACATAGAATGGCGCCTTTGCCTTGGCAACATTTATCACGATTAAATTATCATCCGCGAGATAGTCATATTACGTTTCATGAACCAACCCATAAATATTACGTTAATGGTTCATGTAAGGGTAATATCTCGTGCACGGGATTTGTTCATGAATTCTTTAAGCATTTTGATCCAAAGGAGACGATTGCAAAGATGCGTCGAGGTCCAAAATGGGCATCAAGCAAATATTTTGGAATGACCGATGAGCAAATTATAAAAGAGTGGTCAGACAACGGCAAACAAGCCTCTTCCGCGGGAACTGCAATGCATCTAGCAATTGAACAATTTCTTCATGGTGCTCCTGAAGAAATTGATCCAGCAGTAAAAGAAACATCTGAATGGAGATATTTTATGAAATTCTGGAAAGACTGTGGGCATGATCTAGAACCTTATCGTTCTGAATGGGAAGTGTTCACCGACTCTCTTGAGCCAATTCAGGGCGAACGAAAAATCAAATTATGCGGATCAATTGATATGGTCTTTCGAAGAAAATCGGATGGAAAATATGTGATTTATGACTGGAAACGCTCGAAAGAAATTAAATCCGAAAATCCATTTTCGAATGGCCTTGCTCCTCTTGATCATTTGCCTGATACGAATTATTGGCACTATACTCTACAACTCAATGTATATAAATGGATTTTGGAGAATTACTATGGACTTGAAGTGGCCGATCTCTACCTTGTTATTCTTCATCCCGATAATCCATCCTATCGCCGAATGCGTCTGAATATTCTAACCGAGGAAGTGGAGGACATGATGGAATGTCGACGACGCGCAGTAGAAACCAATAGTACGCAGAGCATTCTTCTACCTATTCCGCCCGATCCACCACTCTTAGAAGATGAACCCTCTTCAAAGCCACTTGCCGATTTTGCATTTACTTTTTAACAGATAAAACATGTAATGTTCGATGACCCCCTAATTGAGCCGTGCTGGATTCCTCCACGCCAGGCTTGGTTAGGGGTTTCTTTATTTTCATAGATACGACCTTAGGAGCCTCGTTTGACTTCTCCACTTCAGGTTTCGTAAGTGGTTTTCTAAATCGTAACGGGATAACAGGAGCAACTGGTTCAGCCACTGGAGCAGGCAGGGGTTCCTCCACTGCAGGTTTTGTGAGTGGTTTTCTGATTTTTTTCTGAACAATTGGCTCGGCGACTGGAGCAACCACTGGTTCAGCCACTGGAACAGGCAGGGATTCCTCCACTGCGGGCTTTGTCAGTGGTTTTCTCATTTTTTTCTGAACGGGTTCGGCAACTGGAGCAACTACTGGAACAGGAAGAGGTTCCTCCACTCCTGGTTTTTTAATGTGTTGAAATTTTTTCTTCACAAGAGGTGGCTCTTTCTCTTTTACATTTGCCATCATGGGTTGAACGGCGGGGACAGAGGTGGTATGAACTTCTGCTACTTGAGGTTTTGTCATCAATGGAGTAATTGGTGCCTCCTTCCATTCCCTCTGTATTTTGTCTGGTAATCGATCAATTGGTAAATAGGTTCTGTCTTCTTCCATCAGTAAACCAAACTTTCCGTCTATCTTTACAAATAAAACCACATGCTCCTGCTCTGTTTTTCTCTTTACATAGATGGTATTGGGATCTTCGTATTTTCCCTCTGTAAATTCAATATATCCAACGGATCTCTTTGTTTTTCTTGCAAAGTCTTTGAGATCCTTTACTTCTAGGTCCTTGAGAGATGAATCAATACCCCAATCCAAAATGGACATGCCCATAAAGGGCATCAAGGGGACTAAGGGAGTATCGGGTTGATTCGACCACTGAATTCGCAACTGTTTATTGTCATTTCCATAATGTTCAACCCACCTATTGTGTGGGGTTTCTTTGATCTCTGTCTCATCCTTTTCATCCCTCTCACGAGACATCTCCTCAAAATATCGTGGCTCCTCGTCTTTACTCTTTAGCCAATCAAATCGTAATAGATCTAACCATGTCATCGATGACTCGGGAATAATATACTGATCCCCATCACGAATCGGGTGAATCATCTTGGTAAGAGCAGAAACTCCGTCCTTTGATAAGAGTTGCTTTCTACGCGATGGGAAGCGTGCCAATTCCTCCACGATACGAATGGTAAATAATTGTGCCACATCCACTGACCTCTTCTTCTTATCATCCAAACTAACATTCGATGGAATATGTAACAGACATTTTCCACCTGATTCGGTTTCCTTCCATCGACAGGTTCCTGTACATCCGTTCTCAGAGGGTATCACTCTACAGTCCTTTCTGAGCAAAGACAGCGTTGGCATTTCCCAATTTTCATCTGGATAGAGCCATGACAGAAAAATAGATGATAATAATAAATACAGACGTTTACGCTTTTCATAATCCGGCAAATCATGACGAAATAATACATCCTCCATCTGTTTTCTCATCCCTGATCCAGCCTTCTGACTCGTTAGCCAGCGTGATACCATCAAGCGAAATTGCTGGTATAACTCCTCCAACTGATCGACAGATAAATACATATCCAAGGATTCATCTTTACCACATCCCTTTTCTAATTCTGCCGATTGAATCCAATCCTCCCATGATGAATCCTCGTCATACCCTCTCTTATACAGACCAGACATCTGTTTATTCATGAGTGACTCAAAACTGTCTACCGATACAGTTTCCAGTTGATATTGTGCCAATTCATCAGGCTTTTGAGGCTCAGAAACAGGGACATAAATTCCATTTTCTAACTGGATGGCGACAATTTGATTCTCACGAGCATTCTTTACCACATATTTGATTTCATATCCAGTATATCCAGAGAACATCTGTTTCAAACGCCCCCTGTAATATTTAATCACATCCTCTACAGGAGCCAAACGAACATCCTCCCAATCCAAATAAATCTTCTTAATTGCAAAAGAAGAGGATACAGAGATCACACCGTCATCCACGATAGGAACAATGATCATCATGGTGGATCCTGGCTTTGAACGAAAGGTTACCCCTACCAAGTGATTGTAATGATCCTTAATAATTCCTTCAGGTGGCAATCCACCTGATCCCTGAACCGCCGCCGATAATGGCATCAATATAGAATAGTGAATATTCTTCTGAGGTGTGTAAATCGAACGATACGCAGATTGACATTGGTTTAGATATTCTTTCACGCGCTCATTTACAATTTCAGGCCAATTCGCTTGATCCTGTGTATTCCATTTTGTAAATAAATGATGCTCTTCTTTCTCTCCACCACGTCCCATCTTATTCATCGTATAAATATACAATTCGTAATGCGCATACTCTTTTTCACTTGTTCCCATCTTACGCATCATACGCGACACAAATGCAAAATCATTATTTTTATGACGATCTAATGATACACCAAAGATGGGACAACGAATCTCAATCGGTGCATCATCACCTTTGTCATCCAATACAATTAATTGCAATCCATTTACTGTGAATAGTCCTGGCTCAGCCAGAAGGGGCTGAATATGACGTAATTCCTTTCGTTGATTTGGATTATGAATAAATGTAATAAAACGCTGGTAGGAATTATAGATACGCAAAAGTGCATATGAATTAGAGGATGTCATGCGAATTCCAAGCGTAGATTCACACCATTTCATTAAATCATGCGATGTCTTTGGCATAAAATTTGGATCAGACGGATCAAAGAATTCTAAAACCAAGTTTCCAAAGTGCGCATTTAAAAATACGCGTGGTGTAATTACCTCTTGAAATCGTTCTTTGACTTCAATAATAGATGATGCATGCAATAGTGGGGCTAACAATCCCAATAATGACTCATTCACTGTATTATCTACACCTACTCTTAAAAATCCATGAGCAGTTGGACGCAAATGCAGTTGCACCGCAACGCGTGTTACCATTTGACGACTTGAATCTTGATGGAAAAACGCATCAAATCGTGTAGAAGCCGTTGCGAAAAAACCGGCACTTGGAAGTTTATTGGATTCAAGTATATATGTGCCATATAACGAACGAAATAAGGTTGCATATTCTACCATACGTGCTTCATAATAGATTACACCCTCTTCTACCTCTTCAGGGATCTCCTCTTTGGATACCTCTTGTTGAATGTCAATTTCCTGTAATTGATCCCGAATATGGTCATATCGTTCATCCTTAATACGCAATGTAGTTTGTTTAATAAAACAACAGGGTAGTGACAAGTTATCTGGATGGGTTGTGCTTGAAAGAAATCCAATGTGACCATGAATATAGTCTGATGTCGATTTCTTTTTCCTCTCGATTACTGTTTTCCCCTCTAATATTGATTTTTTACTGTCTTCTTTTGTGATTAATAGGCCATAACAAAAGGGGCAACTTTTTCTGGGCTTAGAATTTCCTTCACGATCACGATCTGATTCAAAATCATCTTCTAATACCATAATTTCATCATAAATACAATAATAACGTGGACAAAACATATAGTGAATATGATCAGCATCTGAACCATATTTCATTAAGGTAATAACTTCTTGGCCAACAGGTGGGGCAGGGTCTTCTTTTCCCTCCAATGGATAAACAATCCAATATACTGGATCGTTCTCATATCTTGAACGCATGTCCGCATATTGGTCCTTTGTTAAAATAACGGGTTGGCGATCGTCACGTGCTTGACACATGCTCGAATATCCTCTTATATCCGATGTAGATGGTGTAAATTTGAATAAATTACTATCTAACTCTTCGAGTTTACGAATAAACCACTGCTTAGGTTGGACACGTTTCTTATCATCTTTACGAATTACAGGAGCAGCGGGAGCAGGAGCAGGAGCAGCGGGAGCAACAGAAGAGATCTGTCCAGGTTCTGTATTCACTTCTGCTAACGGGTCATTCGTTACGCCCAGCCATTCTTCTTGTTCTAAACTTGCAACA